TCATTTGCCTAAATTATTTGTGGAACCAAAACCTCCATCACCCCTATCCGTTGAATCAAGGCTTTCAACCTCAACAAATTCAACCTCAATATAATTACTGAAAAGAAGCTGAGCAATCCTCTCCTTGGCGACAATATAGAAAGGCTCTTTCTCAAAACTCTTCACTATAACACCGATACAACCAGTATAATCACAATCAATAACACCATCCAACACATCAGCGTCATGGTACTTCCCGTCAACACCAATAATACCTTTCAGGGAAAATCCACTCCGCGGCTTGATAATAGCCTTCATATTTGATGGCATCTGAATGGCTATACCAAGTTTAATCAGATTACGACCTTTTCTTATCAATGTGTTGTCAGGAACATACAAATCATACCCGGCAGCACCATCAGTTTTTTTTTCGGGAAGAACTGCATCCCGTCTTAATTTTAAAAATTTTACTTGATTCATTTTTTACTAGTATTCGTTTTTCAATTAATATACTTCTTCTTTTGTCTATCAAGTTTCCTATTCTATCCTAATGCTCAGTCTAATCAACTTGGACTTTTAGCCTATGGGTAGTTGACTTCTTTCCTCCGTATTTAACCGAAATGCAGCCTCCCTAGCCTGATCCTTCGTCCTATACAACTCTATTTTTTCAAACATACGACCATCATCACAGTCATACGTACACAAGGTGACAGCCCACATATTACCACGCGGAGAATAGAAATACCTGCCGTAATCCTTTCCCATCACCTTACCGTCAATCCTTATTTCTCCTTTATTAGCCATAACACGACTTATTTTCTCACCCCAAACTTTTTCCTAAACTCATCAATAGAGCACGCTATTCTCTTACCAAGATGGTCTACATACAAAACAGCATCTTTAATCATTTTATCATTATCGGCAAGCATGTGGATAATACTGTCAACGACACACTCTTTGCCGCTACCTAATTCAACATACTTATTACCCATGACAATACAGTCTTTTTCCTTCAAAGGAACAATACGTTCAATCTTGCTTTCGCGATATTTTTTCAGTTTTTCAAAGAACTCACGGTACATGACACGCTCGTTCTCATCCATTACATGATAAAATTCACAGCAAATATCGTGAACATCATCCACTGTATTAATCTCATCAAGGTTGTCAATCACATTCTGCAATGCGTCAAAGAAATTCACATCATGCTCATCCAATACTTCTTCCATCATTCTATCAATGGAAGCAATAGCCGCGTTCTTGAAATCAATATCATCACAACGAAATCCCAAAGAGATATAATTACGCAAGGAAATAAGATTTTCCTTAAACTTTGACAAATCAAAATCAATTCCTACTTCAATATCCATTCTCTAAATTGTTTAATGTTAATACTATCAAAATTATTAATAACAGCATCTCCGATATCATCGTTATGCTTCAATCCAAAAGACAGGCTAGGGTATTCCCACCATCTTGCCACACGTCCTTTGTCACCCCACAAAGATATAGCTTTATTATCAAAGTCGGGGAACAAAATAACATTTTTTGGCAATTTATTTCCAAGCTGGTTCATTCCACCACAAGCTGTCCATATAAAACCGTTACCAAAAGCCATAGAAGCTATTATGGCGGTTTTCTCCGATTCAACCATACAAGCTATCGCATCGCTGCAATAATCCCCTAAAAACGGCTTAAAATAACCACGATAGGTAAACCCTTCTCCCGTAGTAAACTTCCTGAAAGCATGGGTTTCCTTCTTCCTGTGCCCGTTCACCTCATATCTTATCCTGTTGTCATGGCACACGTTACCATCCTTGTCGGAATACCAGAACACAGCGGATTCCCTTCCAAGACAGCCTACCTTATACCTTGAAAACACATCATTCACGGAATCAACACCGAAAACACCTGAAAGGTACTCGTACAGGTTATTACCCTTCCAATGACCGGCATCGCTAAGCCTGTCAACATACTTCACATCAACAAACTTTGATTCCTGTCTACCCGAATCATACTCCCTCTCGTAGAAATCCTTCAAACTCATCCTGCAACCTTCCGGGCTTGACAGAATCCTAAAAGCATCAGAAGCACTACTGCAACCGGGAAGATAAGACACGAGAAAATCAAACAGGTTGACAGAATCACCGCCCTGCTCGGTAACGGTGATACTGCCCGACTTGTTCATATAGAAAACCAGCTTGTCTTTCCTGCTATGGCTCTCCAGATTTATCCGGGCAGGCAACGTCCACCGCTTACCCCTACGCCTTAAAGGAAGCCCAAGCACTGTGTCAAGACTGGAAAATATATATTCATAATCAATACTAGCCATATTTATTACTTAAAATTACGCCATCCCTGTTTTATATCCCTAAAGAAATCCTTCAACGTATAACGATAACCGTCAGGATATCCTAGAAAATCAGAAAGGCATGAAACATATCCTCCAGGCTTACGTCCACTCGTCCATCGGTACACCATTTCGGCAGGAACCATAAACACAAGAAGAACAAATAAAATGTCAACGTATATGAGAAACATGACAAAACGAACAAAACACCTCATAATCATTCCTCCACATCCCCTAAAAGAAGTTTCTTCGCATAACGCAACGCAAACTCCCAATTGTAATAAAACGTACCTAGCAAATCAAAGAACAGGCTATACACGGCATCCTTGTCTCCATCGGGAACGGAATACATGATATCATCCATCATACGGATATCATCACTGAACCTGGCATTCTTTGTCGTATAACGCCACAAACCGCCAACGGCAAGTATCTTGGCGTGTTCATAAACATGACCGTCAATGGAATATACATCACAAACGTAATCATTAAACCAATCCTCATTGTCCAGCACACCACTAACAGGACTTGCCGACAAAATCATATTAACAAACACACCAAAATGACAATACTGCTCTATCTTACCAGAATCATTGTCAAACTCAACCTTGAAAGCATCCTTGCCGCCCTCATTAATACTGGAAACCATGTCACTTACGTAAAGCGTCTTTAACCACTGGCTGAAATTATACCTTTTCAAACCAGTCCTGTTACGAGCTTCATTTATCGCACACTGGGTATCAGACACACATACATACCAATCAGAAGTAACACGAATACTTCTATCAAATAAAACAATCTCTTTATTATCCATATACAATAAAATTTTTCAGCAAAAATACATATTAAAGTAATATGGCAAAAATAATAACAGTTAAACAATATTAAATCCGCACATTATCTGATAGCTTAAAGAGTGCTTCTTCATCGGTGAATAGAGGTGCTTCGTTACCATAAGTAGCGTTCATCTCGTCTGCAAACTGCATTGCTTCACGGTTAAACTCTTCGGAAAGTTCAATTTGGCTCACGGGAGAAAATGACACTAAAAATACTCCACGATCTTCTTTGTACTCCAATTTCACTTGAAGCCAATTATACTTCATAGTCATACTAGACAACCAAGCATACAATTCACTTTTTATACTTCCTCTATTCATGATATCCATAAACAAACCACCATTAGAACGGCAAATCCTCCTTCATTATATCATCAGCCTGTTGCAGAAGGTATTCGTCAGGATTATACTTCCGTCTTAGGACAATCTGGAACATTCTGTTCCTATTTTCATCCCACGCGGAAGTGACGGAATAGCCTTCCTGGCGTATCATGTCAACCATCTTTCTCTTGCTGTAAGGTCTTACACCACAGTCAATACAATATGCACTGTATTTCACATACAGGTCACGGTCACGGATAGCCTCAAGTTCAATTCCCCCATCAGCATCATACCCCGAATCGTAAAGATAGGACAGGACACTATTGGAATCACGTCTTGCATTCTCCGTAACGGATTCTATCGTATAACTTCTCGTAAACTCACCCTTGTTCTTCACAAACCGTCTTGCACCCTCTATGATCCAGTTTATGATAGCTGCCGATTCCTTTGACAGCTTCAACGGAAGCGACCTGTCCTGTTCCGATTCCTTGAACACACGATAGAACGGGATAACAAGGGAGCGTCTGAAATGACCGTAAGTTTGGTCCGAAACGGAAGGCATCTTGTTAAGGTTGGCCATGAAAGGCGGCATCATGTCGGCAAGGAAAGGCTCACCGAACGGAAGGCGTGCCATAGTAGGCTCACCGGATATGAACTTCTTATACTTGCCACCGCTCACATCCTTCCCACCCATCTCGGAAGCGTAGTTGAGTAGCTTGCCGTTTATCATAGCTATATTGTACTCGCACGTAGACTTGTCACCCGACAGGTCAGCCATCTCCATATACGACACATTGTCTTTCCCCAGGGCATTGACAACAGCGTCAAAGAACACCGACTTACCGTTACTACCACAACCGAGAAGGTAACACATCTTCTCCATCTTGATCTTCTTCCTGTCAACAAAGGCACACCCCACAAACTCCTGCAAGGCATCCTGGGTGTCCTTCACAGGAATCACATCGTCCAGGAACTTCTCCCACAACGGGCTGCGTGCCAACGGGTCATAATTGATATTGATACGTATGCACGATTCTATCATGGGCGAGAAATCGAACGTTTCCATCGTTTCCGTGTCAAGGACACAGTTGTCAAACGTGATGAAGTTACGCTTGGGATTGAATATCTCATGCGTCACGTTCTTTACGATGGTACGGTAGAACCGCTCGCTCGTATCGGTCATGTACAGTTCGCTAAGACCGTTTATCCGGCACAAATCCATACACAGGCGCATCAGATCGTCCTTCATCATGGGAACGAATATCTTACCGTCAAAAGCCATGATAGAACCGCTCCTGTGGCGTCTGAAATTGCACTCCCTGCACGCATCGGCTATGTCCATCTCGACCATAGCGGATATGGAACGCTTCCACTCGCCTTCATCCCTGGCTTTACGGAAACCGCGACCACCGCCCTTGTCCGCCAGCTTGCCCATAACGGAATCAAGGATGTATTCATAAGAAGCCTTTGCAGATTCAGCGACAGTCATTTTCCCCTCCTTTCTCTACCGATTCTACCGATTCTACCGATTTCTCCCGGTCCACAACCTTCCCGAACATTACAACGGGATACAGATCATAATCGTCCGTTGATATGTCAGGGCGTGCGTCCATATCGTCAAGGGAAGAATACACGTCCGCGATGTGCTCCAGTTTCCGGCACACGATGGAATCACGTCTTATCCCATAATACTCTATAAGGTCAGCCATGTACTGTATGGTGATGTCCTTGAACCACGTGAACGCATCATCACGTGTCCTTGCCCCGTCACAGCAGGTATTGAACGTGTACCCGAAACGCCTCATCTTCACGAAATAGCTGTTCCGCCACAACGACACCGACTTGTCCATCTCGTTCCCTGCGTTACGTATGGCGGTGACGATGCTTCCCGGCATGAGCGCGCACCGTGAAACGCGAGCGGCGGAAGGCTTCCCGTTTGCCCCGGTCCCATCCACCATATCCACATCGGGCACGAACCTTAGGTCATCCACGCTCCTTCCGCCCACAACGGACGTATCATGGCGCATAAGGTAGTCTGCATCCACGATATGCCCGTACTGTCTTACCTGGTCCTCGCACCACGAAGCGAATCTGCGCAACGACCGTTTCCACTCGGAAGGCATCACATACCCGTATCTAGAGCATATCTCCGCTATATGCTTCCTCTCCTTCTCCCATTTGCTCTTCATTTTCCTCTCGTACTCCAGCACTTCACCCTCCACGCTGACACCAGCTACCTGTGCAGCCATAGACCTTGCAGTTAAAGGTACGGGCACGCGCCTGATAAATGACGCTTCCGACACGAACACAGCCTTTGTCCCGTCCTCCAGAGGCTCGTCAAGTTTAAGACAACAGTGACGATCCCGGAAGCTGACGAGCGTAACCCATCCGAACAGCCGTGTCTGAACCCTCATCCCCTTGTACCAACGCTCCCTGTCGGGCATTGCATCGGACAGGCATATGACACGCCTTGATTCGGGCAATCTAAGTTTAATCTCTATTTCTTCTTCCATATTTTACTTGATTTTACCTGCAAATATAGCGCAAAAAACAATACGAAAACAATTAGTTAAATTAATTAACTGCAAATGTTTAAGCGATTAACAAATACGTGTTTAGAAAGATAGTTTATCTTTCTTGACACAAGATTTTTTACTTTCACGTCCACAGTATGCTTTGAACAAGAAAAGTAAAAAATGTTGATTGTTGTTATTTTTTACTTTTGTCATAATTTTTCTCATTTTAGTTAAAATGATTTAACTATAATTTTTTATTTACTTGTTATTTTCTACGTTAAGAAATGTAAAATTGACTTAATTTAACATAAAATAAAAAATCTCAACACTGATAGTTGCATATGCAACTAATTGATTTGGGGAAATTCGTAAAAAACCTACGAAATTCGTTGATTTTTCGTAGACTTCGTAAACTCTTCGTTTTTCAACACTTGTCAAAAAACTCGCAAAAATTAGTGGTTAAATGGCTGAAAACAAGCTATTTAGTCGTGTCAAAAAAAATTGAATCGTAAATCTTTGAAAATTTACTCTCTATTAATTTGCATATTAAATGTTAAAAGTAATATATATATACAAAATATACATACACGTACACCTTACATGCTCTATTACAATACATATACATACACAATACATACATAACACACATACATACAGACACCAAAACTGCATACGTAATTTAGTATAGATACATATCAAAACGACGAAATCAACGAAGAATACTGTAAACCAATAACTTATACTGCAAAAAAAGACATAAAAAATGCAACCATACCTACGAAACACACCAAAAAACCTACGATTTTCGTAACTTTTTATGTAAAGATTTATCCGATTTTGTTGAAAACTACCAAAAATACACATCCAAACCGCAAAATCAGCCATCCGAGCAAAATTTTGGGGGAAAAAAATTTTCAGAAAAAAATTTATCGGAAGCGACACACCCGCAGCGAAGCCTCTACAAAAGGGGGTATGGCGCTGATTTACAGGTAATTACACACGTTTATCTACCACGATTCTCAATGTTTGTAAATAAAAAGGAATTCTTTTCTACGAGAATCGAATTTCGAAATCTTTACAAATAAAATATCTTGACAAGTGACTTCTACGAAGATTTCGTAATTCCTTGATTATCAGACACTTACAAACAGATTTAACACAAATTAACATTGAAAAATCTTGAAATTAAACATAATATTAGGCTAAAACGTGTCTTGCGTGGTCTGATCTATTAATATTATGCAATATTAATTTAAAATATGTATATAAACTGTATTGTTTTTGCAAAAAACGGGCTTAATTTATAATGAATGTTAACGAAATATACAACCTAATCAAAATCGCTGTATGTTTGCAGTGTCGGAAGGACAAAGAGATACTTGACGTATTGAAACAGCTTGCTATAGTGACAGTATAGTACAGAGCCGCAAACCAGGGAATAAGCGGAATATAAACAGCGGTATTGTTAGCCACGATGCAGAGGCACGGGTCTTACTTGATAATGGAGATAGTAACTTAGTGCGATATGCGATTAACATCCCTAATATAATATAATGTATGTGCGTATATATCCTATACATAAGCCTTAATACTTGTCTGCTAGTCACGGTCGGTATATATAAGCCGTAAAAACATATGATACGTACATATTGTAATGTAGCTGCCATCTCTAATTGGTTGGTAACGGTTGTAAGCCCGTATAGATACAGAACACAGTATAACTTAATACATTATATATATGGAAGCAAAAAAAATCTCACAAAGAGCGGTTAAAAACATGATTAATAGCAATACAACATTGCTGCATATTGGTAATTTTGAAACAGGGAAACGTACCAACCTGAAACGCGCGGTTAACGAATGTGTATATGCTAGTCGGTTGTATTACAATACGGAATTGCAATCGAATAGCGAAAAGATCCAATACCTATCAGTTTACGACACGGATAGACTGTTTAATGTTAGACGATATGAGATATACATTGCAGCGATAAACGAATACACGGAATATCGTATAAACTTTGACGAAACAAGTAAGTATTACACATTGGTTATAAGTGGCATGCGGTTTTTGATCGTGTCAGATCTGGGCTGGTGTAATATATGGCAAGTGTTTAACACCGACACCCCCGTTACAACCGACTGTAAACAAGAAACCGAAACAATTATGGAAAGATACGATTATTTTGCAGCGGTTAAAGAGGATGTTTTAAACTATATCAACGAAAACAATATAGTAGTAACCTCCGAAAACCGGGACGAAGTGGAACAAGATCTTAATGATACACTGTTTACATGTGATAGCGTAACGGGGAACGCGTCAGGATCTTATACATTTAGCGCGTGGACGGCCGAGGAATATCTATGTCACAATTGGGACTTGTTAGGAGAAGCGTTAACGGAGTTAGGATGTGATATGAGCTATATAGAGAGAGGTGCAGAGGCATGCGATGTTACAATACGCTGTTATCTGTTAGGCCAAGCTATCTCAGAAGTTTTGGACGAAGTGGAAACGGAGGAGGAGGAACTATGAGAACGTTTTTTGCACAAGTGGAAACAAGGTATCTGGCAATTAAAAATTGCCCGTTTACCCCCGCACATGTTATCAAGGTTTTTGGCGGTTATATGTGCTTTGAGAGTGATAATGATTATAGAGTTTGGAAAAATCAAAAGTAAATAACAATGATTGAAACATTAATACTATTAGGTTGCCTGTACCTATCAATACGGGTAACTGATTACATAGAGAACCAAAACAAACAATAACAATTAAAAACGTAACATTATGGAAACGAGAAACGACATACCCAATTTGCTTGCAATGTATATACGTAACACAAGTGAGATATATAATATAACATTATGTCTACAAAACTGTATAATCAAAAAAGCAAACAAGGGTGTACAACCACAATTAGAATACCTTGCCAATTGTAGCACAATGAAAACTATAATCAGAGAAGCCGCCAAACTGTTATATAAGTACGATGGGATAACACCCACAAAACAGGAAAAACAGGAAGCGGCCCGGGAACATGCAAAATACATCCTTGACAGTGTGCAATACTCCATTAAAAAACGTCAATAGAGGTAAAATAAAGCATTCTATTGGAAGATCTCAACCAATACCGATATATTACCCATAAAAACCAAAAACACTATGATACAAGTAATTATTGAAAAATATGTAAATTAAAAAATATACGATTATGAGAACAAAAACACCCGAACAATTACACAACCAATGGAAGCATATAAGCGGCTATGTAAGACAGCGAGGCAAATTCATGGAGTACTTTTTACAATACGCGCGTTATGGGAACCGTATGAAAGAGTATTTGGGTTCATCGCCTTATTGGTGCATGAATACAGGTTACCAATATACCAAGCAAAACAACGCCCCAGTACCTGTTAGTATATACACAAAGAATGACTAACCGAATAAATTAAAGATATATTGCCACATGTTAGCATATACGTACGTTGGGGCTTTTTGCCAACATATCATCTTATGACATCTAGGCAGTAATACGGCTGTCTGGATTGTGGGAAAAGCATATTAAAAACGAATCAATAACAATTATAAAGATATGAACAGATTAAAAAACGCCATTGAGGCAGGGAAATTCGCATGGGAAAAGTATCTGAACGGTAAGACATGGAACGGCATAATGTTGCGTACACAAGCATTGTTTTCCAGTTACGGGCAAATAGGTTATCAAGTGTTTGTGTACGATCGTGAACGCCATGTAGCCACATTTACATACGATTGGGAGAAACAGCAAATCAAATTTTCTAATAACTAAAATAAGGAGAAATGGACTATGTTTTTATATGCGTTATCGTGTGGCTCGTAGTGGGTTGCATGAAGGAAATAACAGGAAACAACGGTTTTTAAGCCGAATTATCCGACAAAGGTTCCACGGGCGGAACTATTACTAACTAAAAACAAAATAAGATTATGGAAAAGAATTATTTTATTCAGATTAACGAGGAAACACGTAGTATAATGCTTCAACCGTGTAACGCATTCGAGGCTATAAGGCTGATAAACTTCTACAGCGATGGAATAAACCTACTTAAAGAAACACAAGAAGTTACAAGCATAGAACTGTATAAGATTGGCGAACCATTACCGAAACGAATAATAATTTAAGCAATTTGATATAATGGGAACGAATAACAAACAATCTATATTAGAAGGGCGTAAATGGGATGTAATAGAGAGTATTGACGGGTATTTTTCCGGGGAAAAGAATGGAGTGATCATACAAGGCGCGACAATGAGCGAATTATATGAAAAATGCAAATCTTTTGATATAGCTTCGGTTATGGAGAAAATTAAGACGGGTGTAGATCTGAACGACTGGGAAAAACGCTTAATAAAAGTTAATAAAAAGTTGTTGGCAAACCAATAAACTATATCTTTGCTATATGAGAAATAAATATGTTACAGAATATAAGGGATGTACTATAGAAGTCATTGGAGAAAACGACTTCATGTACAGGATAATTAAGAGAGGTGCAAAAGGACAACGGATGGATCTTTTTGTAGATATGTTTTACAGAACCACTTCTGACGCTTTAAAGGGTGCTATGAGATGGATAGATAATAATGTGAGGAAGGAGTAATATTATGATTTTTGGAATTATTTTTGCAATGATAATGAGGGATTTATGTGGAAATATGTTAGACGATTAATTATTATCATCATATGGCTTATTGTGTTACAAATTTTATCTGAGTGTTAAACATGTGTGTATATGACTAAGAAAATTGGAGTTGTTGGTTCGATGATAAATACATCTGATCATCTTTTATTTGAAGACCTAAGAGAAAGATATATTCTAAAGCGATATGACTCTATTGAACAAGCCAATAATGATGATTGTGATTGCATTATAGTAACGGATGGGGATAAGGATTGTCGTGATAATGGTGCGTGCGTTTTAACTTACCATGATAACCCTATTAGCAATGAATATATATACTCGCCTAACCAACCTGAAACAAAATGTCGTGCAAAAGATGAGAGATGTACAAGTAAACAGATTTCAAAGCGAAGAAAGAAAAACAAGAATAAGAAGACACACAGGAGAAAGTAAGATGGGAAAAATAGAAGTGGGAAAACTCAAAAGAGACGACTTGTTTGAATACAAACGTGTGATATATGAGGTAATGTATATAGCAGGTTGGAGTGTTCGTTGCAAGTATGTGAATGATAAGAGCCATTACGGATCTTTATTGTGATTTTAGTATTCATACAATTGTTGAGATATGAAAACATTAATTTTTGATGTAATGCTTGATGGACGATTTGTTCACACATTCAAGTATGAATATTGTCCATTATTCCCTATTGATATAGAAGAACTGGAGAAGTTTGTCACTGACAGGCTTCCTACATTAAAAGGAAAGGATTTTAAAATAGTATTTTGATATGAAACAGACAGTAGAAGAAGCAGCAAGAGAAAATATCCTGTTTAATCACAGAACAGTTGACAGAACTTTGTTTGGTAAAGATTTGGCAAAGTTTGGAGAGATGAATTTCGTTCAAGGTGCCGAATGGCAGTCAAAGCAATCGCCTTGGATAAGTGTCAAGGGAAAGGCTAGTTGTGACACATCAGATGATTGTATTGTAATGGTTGCGAATGGTGATATATTCAAAGCGTATTTTTCATCTAAAAACAAATGGATGAAAAGTAATGGAGGCTATTATGATGAGGTTATAGATGATGTTGTTGCATGGATGCCCATCCCGTCTTTCGATGAGATACTAGAAGCTAACAGAGATGTACTGGAACGGATTAAAGAAAAAGGAGATTAATATGGAAGTAAAAAACGGAATAATAATAGATGGGGTGCTGCATGAATTGTGCGTTGGAATATGTGATGAGTGCTCATTACAAAATGAGTGCGATGATAGTTCAGAAATCATTTGCGATATAGCTTATGAAAACCCAAACATGGACCAGCGCTTTGCCAATCGTGGTAAAGTAACGGATATTAAGATAGATAAGGAGGAATAACTATGGGATTTACAACACCGTGTTTTATACGCAAAAATACACAGGAACTTCGGAGAGGGCTGAAAGAGTTGGGGTATTTCAACAACTCTCCTCAATGGACAAATAATTGTAGTATAATATGGGCTTATCAATATCCAATGAAAGGATTTGATACTCCTAATTATGTGATTGCGGATTCTTTTGACATACCTTTTGACAAACATAGTGCTTTATGTGGGAAATTTATTGATTGCGGAACGAATGAAGAACTTTTCCTGGCTATCGCTGCATTAAGGGATGATACGGACAAGTACCAATGGTTTACCGATGGGGATTTATGGTTTAAATGTGGTGATGAAGTATGTAATGAAACTATTGAGTATTATCTTAATAAATATGGCAGAAAAATCCACAAGGCTACTGTAAACGAATTGATTGAACATTTTAAAACAAAGGAGGAACAATGAAAGCAAAGTATTTTAAAAAGATAAGAAGCCAAGTAAAGTGGTATAAGGTATCATACAGAGATAATTTACTTTTTAGTTTTAGCGATGAGAAAGAAATATTGGCTAAATCTCCTGAAAATGCTTGTGTCAGATACCATAAACGTACTGGATGTTTTGTTAACAAATATAATCCCAATAATATTACACAATATAGTGAATCTCTTTCAAGGTTCAAGGTATGTATAGGTAAGAAAGTAATGTATTTCGATTAAATATGAAAGCAAGAATAAAAAGAAAAATACAAAAACGACCATTCCTATATAATGTAGGACAAGTTTTTAAGGCTTGTGATTGGATTACTAGTATTCAACGTGGAAATATGGTTTGGCGTAGGTATCGTTCATTTGGTACTATTATTAAATCAGAATTTTAAATATGAAAGCAAGAGTAAAATCAACAGGAGTTTTGGTAGATGTAACTCCCCAATTAAACATCAACTCTCAACATAGTAATGATTATTTATATGTATGTGATAACATGGTTTACAGAGAATGCGAACTTGATTTTTCAGCTATCGACTGGGAACAGAGGCGATATGAACTAGCGAAAGCTGCCATGCAAGGATTTTGCAGCAAACAGGTAATGATCGCTGATTCAAATATGACAGCAGAATGGAGCATTGGTTTCGCTGATGCGCTAATAAAGAAATTGAAAGGAGAATAAAATTATGACCGAAGAACTTGTAACATTAGAAACAGCGAAGCTGATGAAAGAGAAAGGGATGTTTACAGATATAAAATTTCCTCCACAATCCATTGCACAAAAGTGGCTACGTGAAACTAAGAATATTCATATTGAAATATCCTATATGTATGAAAACTATTGGCTTTACGATATTCTGACAATACCTACCCATGACTTGATAGGATTGTCTGACAGACCTATTGTCCGTTATAATACCTACGAGGAAGCACTGGAAGCAGGATTACAGGAAGCATTAAAACTTATATAAATATGAAAACAATATTATTTACAATTATATTTATTATCGCCCTATTATGGGTTGGAGATCTAACGATTACATTTAAGCCGTTTTCCATATCGCTGCCCGGTTGGCATAAGGCTTTAGGTATTATTCTGTTTGTATTTGCAATGGCGGTGTATAACATTGGAGAATATGCTAAGGGATATAAGCATGGTTTTGATGATGGATTAAAGGAGTGTATTGAAGCGATTAAGGGAAATGGAAAGAAATGACATTGATTTCCCGTTACTCCGTATATTTAATGGAGTAACGGGGCGATATGAACTTCTTATTGACGATGTATCCATAGATGCTTATGGGCGTGTAAGAGATAGCAGTGGTTGCGTTGTAGAATGGTTTACAGGCGTGTTTGACATGAACGGAATACCCTTATTTGAAAACGACATAATCATGCCTGTAAAGGACGGAATAAGCCAATACAGGCGTATATGGAGAACAGTAGGTGGATTTATACTAAGCAGGAGCAATGATGTAAAAGGACTGTCTAAATTGGACATGCTTGGTGCTGACTATCTTGTGAACGAACGTGTTCAGCAATACATATCTGATGGGTGCGTAAAGGTGGGTTCTGCAACAATAGATCTTAGCCTGTTGAAAGGGAGAACGAAAGAAGATATTATTAGAAATTTAGCTAGAAGGGTCAGATGAAAGACAAAATGCTAGAGGAAAGTTTGAACAATTTCTACAGGACGTTTCTTATTTGGGTGATAAGATGTTATCCTATATTGTTCTGTATTGCTATACTTGTCCATCAGTGTGAGGTTATACACTCTGTTGGCACAGGTGATATTATTGAGTATTATGATGGTGACACATTGGAGTACATTCAGTATGCCACTCCGTTTTCGGACAAGTACCTTACCATATTCTTTAACGCCAAACTGTTTAATGCAATTTTGTTCTATGTGTTGTCAAAAGTATTTTTATTTTGTATATATCATAGAGTATTTGTTATTGAGATGTTCATATATGCAATATTGGATATTGTATTTAACAATGTGGTGTTTGAGGATGCACATTTGGTTAATGCAATATATTATACATCCATTGGTTTTGTTACTGTTGGATTCTTTATTGCATTATACTTACATCAAAGGTATGGAGATAGGAAAGTGCACATACATCAAACCATTAGTGAAGGATGTCGTTTTATGAAATAATATACATTTTGCCGTTCTAAAGTATTGTTTTTTTTATAATAAATAAATGTCTTTTAAATAAAAGTGTTTTATATTTGCTTTTGTAATTAATAGTATATATATTTGCATTGTATTTTAAAACACTTTTATTATGAAAACAGAAGTTGAAATGAAAAGGATTCTTTTTGGGCATGAAATTTCCCAAAAAAGCAAAAGTGAATTATTGTCTGCTACTGATTTGGTTAAAGCTGGTAATGCTTGGAGGATTAGCAATGGGTTTCCTGAATTTAATTTTTACCAGTGGAGGCAAAGTAATAATACAAGAGAGTTTATTGTAGAGTTAGAAAAAAAATATGGTACTGCTATTATCAGTGGAAGGGGTAGAGGACATCATACATGGGTTCATCCTTTTTTATTCTTGGATTTGGCTTTGGCGATAAATCCAAAGTTGAAAGTTGAAGTATATGAATGGTTGTTTGACAAACTTCTTGAATATCGTAATGATAGCGGTGATTCATTTAAAGAAATGACTGGTGCATTATATAATAATTGTTCAAATAAAAGCCAGTTCTCAAAAGCGATGTCTTTATTGTGTACTATGATAAAAGAGGAATGTGGTATAATAACAGATTGGCAACACGCAACAGAAGAACAACTGTTGTATAGAGATAAGATCCATGAATATATATCTCTTATGTGTGACATTTTTAAATGGAATAACAATGAAGCTGTCCGTATAGGTTTGTTGAAAGCTAAAAAATGGAAAGAAAATAAATTATCTTTTTATTAATTAATAATCTATTTTTTACCCATAGCTTGTGTTCCTCCCGTATTTTTCATGTTTATCTTGACCTTTACGGGAGATGCCTTTTTATTTGATGTTACTTTAGGGGATTTAACATTCACCCTAATCACTTTCTTTGCCATATATTATTTGTTTTAATTGTTTTGCAAAAATAATGATTTTTTTTGGTAGTATGAAAACTTTATGTACCTTTGCGGTGCGATAGTTTTTGGACTTTTTTGTTTTATAATGATAGCTGCTACCTAAAATATAAGCAGAGGTTTCTTCATACATTTTTCATAAGTCTAATGTATAACTGTCGCAAGTTGAAGAGATCTCTGCTTTTTTTTATTTATGCGACAGATAAATGAAGAAAACTTAAATGACACAGGTGTTGTTTTAAGTACGGTAAATCCCTCCGAAATGGGTAAGATGTTTTCTTATAATGGAATAAATGTTAGGATGCGTAAGATCAACTACCCGTAGGCTAAAAGTCCAAGTTGATTAGACTAAGCGTTAGGAGAGAATATATAGTTACCAAGGGGTGTTTGCTCAAGCTCCTTGCTCTAAGGTCAGTGATTAAACAGTTCTGTGGGGTAGGAATAGTGTTACTGACGGGAAACCTCTCCATAACATTGTCGATGAGCATTTAACGGAGAAATCCGACTTATAGTAAATTAAAAACTAATGGTTTACGTAATTAACAAACAAGGACAAGCACTTATGCCAACCGAAAGGTTTGGTAAGGTTAGAAGGCTGTTAAAAAACAGTCTAGCCCATGTTGTGTGCCGTATTCCGTTCACAATTCAATTGGATTATGACACAACAGATTATACGCAGCCCGTAAGTTTGGGTATAGATGCTGGTAGTAAGCATATCGGCATATCGGCAACAACAAGTGAAAAAGAATTGTATGCAGCAGATGTGGAATTGAGAAACGATATTGTGGATAAGCTATCTACTCGTAGGGAATTAAGAAGAACCCGTAGGAGTAGGCTTCGTTATCGCAAGGCTCGTTTCAATAACAGGGTATCTTCCAAGCGTAAAGGTTGGCTAGCACCATCTGTTGAAAACAAAATCCAAACTCATTTGACTGTTGTTGAGAAAATACATAAGTTCCTACCGATAACTAATATCGTAGTTGAAACTGCTGCTTTTGATATACAGAAGATTAAGAATCCAAGTATATCTGGCAGTGGATACCAACAAGGAGAACAACTTGATTTCTTCAATGTGCGTGAGTATGTGCTATTTAGAGATAATCATATTTGCCAACATTGTAAGGGTAAAAGTAAAGATAAAGTTTTGAATGTGCATCACATAGAGAGCAGAAAGACTGGAGGTGATAGCCCAAACAACTTGATTACCCTTTGCGAAACTTGCCATAAGGCATATCATAGAGGTGAGTTTGAATTAAATGTAAAGCGTGGAAAGTCTTTTAGAGATTCCGCCTTTATGGGAATTATGAGATGGGGTTTCTATGATAGACTAAAGAATATCTATCCTAATGTAAGTATGACTTTTGGCTATATCACGAAAAATGCCCGTATCACTAATAATCTCCCTAAAGATCATTATGTTGATGCAAGGTGTATCAGTGGTAATCCTGTGGCCAAACCTCTTGGATATTATTTCTATCAGAAGAAGGTGCGTTGTCAAAACAGACAAATACACAAAGCTAATTTCTTGAAAGGTGGCAGAAAGAAACTCAATCAAGCACCATTCTTGGTAAAAGGTTTTAGGTTGTTTGACTTGGTTGAATACCAAAAAGAGTTGTATTACATCTTTGGAAGAAGAAGTAGTGGTTCCTTTGATATTAGGAAATTGGACGGTACAAAAGTGAATAAAGGTTCTATCAATTGCAAGTATTTGCGGTTGGTAGATACAAGAAAAAGTATATTAATTGAAAAGCGAACGCAAGTAAATTTATGAAATGTAATTTTACCCCTATGGACAAATTTTACCAGATATTGGATTACTACGGTTTGTCCTACACAGAGTTAAAAAGTAATCATATTCGTGTGTTTTACGGAAACAAGAAGCTGTTTGACTATTTCCCACTTCGCATGAAGCTGTTTGATTACCATGAATGGCATCAGCTTACTTATCCATTTGTTAAAGATAAAAAAGACGAGTGGGAAGTTGAACTAACAATGTTCATTAGTAGTGTTTTGGGAGATGAGATGTTTGAAAAGTTTAAAATATATTAATTATGGACAAGAAAGAAAAAGATTTAGTTCCAAAAGCCATAAATTTGTGTGGCAAACGGAGGATGTTGTCTTCAATTAAAGGATGGGAGATTGTTAAATATAACAATTACTCTAACGGACATACCAATCCACAAAGTGTCAAGAAGTTGAGAATAACACTTTCAGGACGTGAAGTAATTGAGTATGTTCTGAACGATGAAGATGATACTATTAAAAAACTTGATAATTATTTTGGTCTTCTATGATGATAAAAGTGGATATACCAGAACCGTTTATAGACGGTGATAATACGATGGTTAACATTACATCTGATTCATTCTGCTATTCTAGCATTGATTCACGTTATGAAGGGTTTCAGAGTGCTTATAAGGATGGGAATGTTAATCAGAAGATACAGGGTAAACTAGAGATTATTGCAGATCAATTCAAAGAACTAATAAAAATCATTGAGGATAATGGAAAGACATTTGTTAATACAGGAGTGTGAGAGAGAAGAGGAAATGAAGAAATTACGCAAGCAGCAGAACGATCTTATCAAGAAAGGTCGTATGGTTGAATGTTCTCGCGTAACAGCCAAGATAAAGGAGTTCCAGGAAGCATATATAAAGGCTTATCCTGACGGTAAGTATGTGAGAGGTATGGAAATTATCAAAAAGATGTCAGATGATGAAAAAACTGATTGGATGATGTATATTAATGCTATTGCTTTCTGTGCTGATATTATACATTCATCCTCTATTGAGCTTAATGAAATGCTAAAGAAGGTACTTCCAGGGTCTAGCCTTCAAATGTTTGAAACACTTGAAAAGGTAGGTACTATGGCAAAGAATCAAATTATGTGGATGGATAACAATGTGGATGAGGAATATCAGGACGATTTTGCCAAGTATGCTGACGAGATAACCATTATGCTTTTATCATTTGTTAAAAATAAATTTTTGCCGAGAAAATGACACGAGAAGAGATACATAAGAACGTACTAGAAATAAGAAATTATTATTTCAGTATTCGTAACAAAATTGACAATGGATGCAATGTTTCAGAATTGGAAATAGATTCTAAAACACACAACAAGATAATTGACGATACCATAAAATCAGCCCTTGAAGAGCATAAAATGATTCTTGCTTTAGAAAAGTATAAGCTATGAAAAAGAAAGATATAGACGAAGGATATATTGTAGGTGACTTTTATATAGTTAAAAGCCCTATCAAAGAGGGATGGCTTCACATAGTGAATATAAAAACATCTTGGCAGATAAAGGTGATGATGGGAGCGAATACGGCAAAGTTCTTAAGCCTTCCCCAACAGGAGATATTTGACAGGATTAACGGAATATACATTCAATCCATGATGTCTTTATACGATTCAGATTATGCCTTGAAAATAGCTAAAGATGCTGTGTCTTATATGTCTGAAAAGGCAGGAAAGATGGAAAAGTTGGAAAAGGTGGGGAATACTGAAAATGAAGATATTGAAAAGGTGAAGAAAGATGAGTTTATGATGAAGATAGCCACATCTTCCGATGAAGAAATTATGGACATGATCATAAATGGGGAAATAAAGTACGAATATTTCAAGCAAGAACAGGAGGATTAAATTATGCAAGACTATATTTCAGACTGGTTCATCCCGATGGACTTCGGTAATGATATGTCGGATGAAGAACCTAACGGTGAGGATAATTTTAATTTTGAATGAATATGGAAAAGAAATTTGAGCTAACAGATAACTTTATAATCAATGCTTTTGGAGTGAAGTTATTCCAAATCAAGTGTACAAAGTCTTTCAAATATGCCAAGGAAGGTGATTTGGGAGGATATGTTGAGAAAGATGAGAACTTAGACCAAGAAAGCGATGCTTGGGTGTACGGCAATGCTTGGGTGTACGGCAATGCTCGGGTGTCCGGCAATGCTGAGGTGTCCGGCAATGCTCGGGTGTACGGCAATGCTGAGGTGTACGGCAATGCTTGGGTGTACGGCGATGCTCGGGTGTACGGCAATGCTCGGGTGTCCGGCAATGCTGAGGTGTCCGGCAATGCTCGGGTGTCCGGCAATGCTGAGGTGTACGGCAATGCTTGGGTGTACGGCGATGCTCGGGTGTACGGCAATGCTGAGGTGTACGGCAATGCTCGGGTGTCCGGCAATGCTGAGGTGTCCGGCAATGCTCGGGTGTACGGCGATGCTCGGGTGTACGGCAATGCTGAGGTGTACGGCAATGCTGAGATAGACAACAATAATAAACATTGCGGATTTGACTGTTTCGGTTCTGCCAACCGCCACACCCATGCCTACCTGACAAAAGAAAACAAAGTGGAAATAACATGCGGATGCTTCCGTGGGAGTATTGAAGAGTTTGAAAAGAGAGTGGAAGAAACCCATTCGGGCACAATCTATGAGAAGCAGTATAAAGCCATCATCGATGTTATTAAAATTAAATTTGGGTTGACTGATTTGATATAGATTCATTTGCTTATAAACTTTATGCCTTCCCGGTCTGTGAAGATAGGGTGGGCGAAAATGGGGCGTTTGGCTGGTGTGACTAATGTGACGCGCGGCATTGTAGAGGAGGACAGTTCGATTCTGTCACGCCCCTCATAAATGTGATCTACACATCAATAACAGTAAGTAAATAATTATGAATGAAAAATGAAAAACGATAAATTAATATTGGATGCTTGTTGTGGTAGTCGTATGTTTTGGTTTGATAAACAAAATCCTAATGTGTTATTTGTTGACAAACGTTCAGAAACACTTACGGCCAAAGATAGGGATAAGATAAGGACTATAGAGGTAAAACCTGATATTATCGCAGATTTTACTAATTTACCATTTGAAGATAATTCTTTCTATCAAGTTGTATTTGATCCACCACACCTGAAAACACTTGGAGAAAATTCATGGATGGCAAAGAAATATGGCAAGTTGCCTGATGATTGGAAAAGTATTATTCATGAAGGTTTCAAGGAGTGCATGAGGGTATTAAAACCTAATGGTACACTTATCTTCAAATGGAATGAAAGCGAGATAAAAGCATCAGATGTCTTGTCTGTTATTCCTTTCAAACCTCTATTTGGACATACAACTGGTAGACAAAGTAAGACGATATGGATGTGTTTTATGAAATTATGTAATGAATAAAATATGGAAATAAAAAAAAATTACTAAGACTGTTTACATCGCATATGATGGGAAAGAGTTTCTTTCAAAAGAGGATTGTGAAAAATATGAGAATTTTGCAAAAAAAATACTTTCACGTATTAAATATTACTGTATCAGATGTAATCCGGATTTGACAGAAACAGGGAGTTTTACACATAAGATATATGTAGCAGTATTCTCCAAATGTTACTTTTATAGAGATATTGCTTTTGAGTGGGCATTACGTAAATTCGGTTATTTAGGAGTAAGTGTACAAGGATATGGTTTTCAGACACATTTTTGTGTAAGTGAAGTTTCTAAAGAAGAATATGAAAAGTGTCCACCCACCGAATGGGGAGGATCGGAATTAGAAAGTGAGAAAATATTCCTTAGTCCTAAATCAGTAGAGGGATTTCCTAAAAACATTGACTACATGACAGAATGGGGATTTAAATAATTTTTTAAACTTTAATTATTATGATGAATTTTTTTGAATGCAAAATCCGTTACGAAAAGATAATGGAAAATGGTGTAAACAAGAAAGTAACGGAACAATTTTTGGTGGATGCGCTTAGCTTTACTGAGGCAGAAGCACGTATTATATCTGAAATGACACCGTTTATCAGTGGCGAGTTCACTGTTTTGGACATTAAACGCTCCAATTACAGCGAACTGTTCCCCTCTGAGGAAGATGCAGCCGATCTATGGTTTAAATGCAAGCTGTATTACATCACGCTGGACGAAAAGAGCGGATCGGAGAAAAAGACATCATGCTATATGCTTGTTCAGGCAGCCGATTTGAGAGATGCTGTAAAGAAACTTGACGAAGGAATGAAAGGCACAATGGCAGACTATGTGATTTCATCCATAGCCGAAACTGCCATCATGGATGTATATCCTTATGAAGCGGAAAATGATTCCTGTTTATCGGAATACCCAAGTGGACACAAGACGGAAGCTGTCATAGGCGGAAAGAGCGTCATTGTAGACAAAACGGGAAATTCAACTGTAGTTTTACCTAGTTAAATTCAATATATATGTCAAACGAACAACAAAGCCAAGTTCTCCATCATTGGAGAACTGGAAGCCAATCTGATTATGTAGGAGTAGAAATACTCCCTAACGGTCAGTCTATCATCGCTACAATATCCCATATCGTATGGGATGAAAATGCAAAGGTGCAAGGTAGCAAGAAACCATCATGGATTGCTTACTTTAAAGAAACAAACCTTGTTCCTAAACCTATGCTGTTGAACAGTACGAACCGTAAACGCCTTACTAAGCTGGCTCAGACTGATTATCCTGAAACCATCCGTGATTTCCGTGTTATATTATGCAAGGAACTGACACGTGATCCTTGTGACGGAGGAAAGGTTTACGGATTACGAATAGGGCGTGATGTTCCTCCACCACCTCAGAAAGAGAAAATGACAGTAAACTCTGATAAATTCAAGGCTGCATTGGAAGCGTTAAAAAGTGGGAAATGCGAAATTGGATACATCACGGCAAGCTATGATGTGGACGCGGAAGCTATGAAATTGTTTAACGAAGCGACTAAGAAATAATGGAAGCAGAAGAAAAAGAAAAATTATGGCTTATGAAGAGGTGTGGTAAAATCACCTCTTCCGCCATTGGAAAACTTATGGTTTCCGGGAGAAGGGAAATGACACCTTCCGAACTAGAGGTTGCAAAAAAACAGGGTGTAAAGAGAAAGACAGTTGATGTTCCTTTCGGAGATACAGCTATCTCTTATCTTTATCAGGTTGCAAGGGAGAGAAGGTTAAACAAACCATGCCGACATATATCCACCTCTGACATGGAGTGGGGAAAGGATCATGAAAAAGACGCTATCGAGTGTTTTAACCATAACACGTTCTCTAGACTAATGTCCTGTGCGGATGATTTTGACGAAATTGTTTTTGTCGATAATATCTATGATGGATATGGTGATTCTCCCGATGGATATGGATTTGATGTCAATGGTAAATTGTCTTATATAGCAGAAGTGAAATGCTTTACTTCTGAAAGTAAGATTGAATATTTGAGAGAAGCCACAAAGGAACAGGCGATAGAGGAATACTATTGGCAGCTAATGTCGCATTTTCTTTCCCATCCCGATGTGGATAAAATGTATTATATCGTATATGACGGTAAATCTGATGATGATCCGTTTGATTTACGCCCGGTTAATGATCCGTCAAGGCTTTTGTATTGGGAACTTGACAGAAGCGATTATAAAGATGATATAGACAGGATGGAGGATAAGTTACAAATGGCTCTATCTTATCTTTCATTCAACGAACGGGATACGAAAAAATACCCAATAAGCAAAATAAATGACTTTGTTGGTGTTTCAAATATGTAACGGGTAATTGCGGAGTTACCACAAAAAGTTAATAATATGTCAACAAATATAACATTATCTAAAGAAAGTAGTGAAAGCGAAATTAAGGCGTATTTCAATGAAATATTAAAGCTATCACAATCTGATAACGAATTTCCGGTAAATTTTGATGATGTATGGATGCTTGTTTATCAATACAAACATAAAGCAGTAAATGAACTTAAAGAAAAGTTTATTGAAAACGTTGATTATCAGGCAATAACTCAAAAGGTTGAATGCAAAAATGGCATTGGGTATTCAAGAAGAATTGATTATTATATTACTGTTCCATGTCTTGAATTTTTTATTGCAAGAAAAGCAAGATCGGTATTTGAGATTTACCGACAAGTATTCCATCATACCGTTAATAAGGTTATAGAGGATAAGTCAATTGACAATCAACCAACCATATCGGATAAAATGAATGCAGCTACATGGGCGGCAAAGTTTTTGAACTTAAATGATAATTCAAAGTTGATTATCGCAAAACAAATACTTGACCCATTAAATATATCTCTTCCTGATTATACATCATCAAAAGGGATACTAAAGTCTGCCTCTGAGTTGCTATCTGAAAAAGGAATTAAAATTTCCGCACAGGCATTTAACAAGGCTGCTATCGAAAAAGGATACCTATGCGAATTGAGCAGAAATTCTTCACACGGTAAGAAAAAACGATTCAAATCAATCACGGAAAAAGGTCTTTCTTATGGGGAAAACCAAGTAAGCCCGAATAATCCTAAAGAAACACAACCGTTGTGGTATGAGGATAAGTTTGAAGATTTATTGTCTAAGTTGTTATGACTACACTAATCAAGCACAACAAACCTAATCGTGGGGATGAAATAATCATCCCCTATCTTGCCATAGAAAACAATATCAACTTTATCATGCTCAATGGGGGTGTAGGTGACATTGAACTTATGGACGGAACAAAATGTAAGTCAATAAGCTGCACTCCTATCAAATTTGATGATGCAGGAGATGATATATATCGTATATATGGTATAGGAAAAGAAGCATGGAAAATGGCATGGCTGAAAAGAGTACATGCAATGAGTGATGAAATTGTAAAACTAAAGTTAGATTTCAATGCCAGCAATTAGCGAATTATGGATAGATTATCCAATATCTTACCGTGACGAAAAAGGAAGGTTCGTCAAAGGTCATAATTATGGATTCAAGAAAGGAAGGGAAGTGTCGGATGAGGAACGTGAAAAGAAAAGAGTTCTTATGAAGGAACTCATTAAAAAACGAAAGGAAAACGGTTCTTATCTCGGTCATAGGAACAATACAAGGGCTGTCATTGCGATAGAGGATGACACGAACAGATTCCTATGCTTTGAAGCCTGTTGTGACTGTGAGAGGAAATTAGGTATGCCACAACGCTCATGTAGTTCTTTCTGTAAGGGGGAAAACGGGCATAGATGGAGAAATTTTAAATTGTTTTATGCGTTTACAACTAATTAAACGATATTTAACTAAATTAGTTATGCCATAATTTAATTTATACTTATATTTGCAGTATGAAACGAGCATATAAATATAGACTTAATCCTACTCCTGAGCAGATTGTTTTCTTCAACAAATCTTTCGGGTGTTGTAGGTTTGTGTATAACTATATGCTCGGTAAACGTATAGAAGCGTATCAGCGTGACAAGACGAAGATAGGATGGGTTGAACTGGCTAAGATGCTTACAGAACTTAAAAAGGAAGATGGGAAGGAATGGCTTTCGGAAGTATCAAACGAGTGCCTGCAACAATCCATAAGAAATATGGACAGCGCGTTCGTGAAGTTCTTCCGTGAAAAGGCAGGCTTCCCAAATTTCAAGGCGAAGCATTACAGCCGACAGTCATACAAGGCTATAAATTCGGTGTCTGTTGACCTTGACAACAACAAGGTAAGACTTCCAAAGATCGGATGGGTTAAATTCTTTCCAAACAGGAAGTTTGACGGTAAAGTATGCTCTGTCACGGTAAGCAAGACACCAACAGGTAAATATTTCATTTCTGTCCTTGTTGACGATGGAAAGGAAATACCTGTAAAGCCTGCTGTCAGATATGATACGTCTATCGGTATAGATGTAGGTATAAAGGATTTTGCAGTATGTTCAAACGGTGATGTGTATGCCAATCCCAAATATCTTGAGAAATCGGAAGCAAGACTAAAGGTGTTGCAAAGAAGATTCTCAAAGACAAAGAAAGGCTCCAACCGAAGAGAACGGGCAAGAAAAATCCTGGCAAGACAGTATGAGAAGGTTTCCAACCAACGCAACAATTTCCTGCATCAAGTCACATCAAAGATTGTCCGTGAAAACCAAACGATAATCATTGAGGATTTGAATGTAAATGGTATGTTGAAAAACCACCGTCTTGCAAAATCCATATCATCCGTTTCATGGAGCGAGTTTTTCCGACAGCTTGAATACAAGTGCGAATGGTATGGACGCAACCTTATACGTATCGGACGTTTTGAAGCAAGTTCCAAGACGTGTATATGCGGATACGTTAATAGTGAATTGAAACTCAGTGACCGTGAATGGGTTTGCCCGAAATGCGGAAGGCACAATGATCGTGACATTCTCGCTTCGGTGAACATCAAACGGTTCGGACTAATATCACCCTTGGTAGAAGGGGTTGAGGACGTGGAGTGGTCGGCAGTAGTCGGGGCGGTGAAGCGTCAATATGTATGTGTATGAATGTATATAATTACCATGTATGTGTATGAATGTATATAATTACCTAAAGCTAAGGGATTACCAAGAGGTGGGGATAACCCGTCTGAGAAATGCCCTGACTAATCATAAACACGTCATATTCTCAGCCTGTGTAAGTTACGGCAAAACGGTCATAATGAGTTTTATGGCTAAAGGTGCTGTCGAAAAGGGGAATAAGGTGCTTATCGTATCCCACAGATCTGAACTTATGACACAAACAGGGGGAACGTTGGAAAGAGTTGGCATACAGGCTGAATACATCTCCCCTAAGCACAGGAACATACCTAAAGGTCTAGTAGTGTCCGCAATGGCTCAAACTCTCCGTAGAAGGATTGAAAAGCCCGAATGGGTTGAATGGGTTAAAAGTGTATCTCTCTGTCTGATAGACGAAGCGCATTCGTCTGACGCGGATTATCTCTTTGAGTCTGGTTTGCTTGATGATAAGTATGTAGTAGGTCTTACAGGAACCCCGATGAGAAGTGGAAACCAAAGGCAGCTTGGCATGAACTATGAAGAGATTGTAGAAACCGCCCAGATACAGGATATGATGGACCGGGGAAACATAACCAAGTTGAGAACGTTTACAGTTGATGCGCCCGACTTGTCTAAGGTTAATACCGATTATCGCACAGGTGATTTCGATAGCAGGCAGATGGGTGCGGTGTTCAACAAGTCTGTACAGTACAAGGGGGTGATTGAAAACTATATGCGTATCTGCCCGATGAAGAAAGCAATCTGTTTTGATGCCACACAGGCAAATGCGATAAGGATGTGCGCTGAATTTAATGAAGCTGGCATTCCTGCAAAATTCCTCATATCAGGTATAGATAAGAATAAGCCGGATGAGTTAGCATTATATGAAAGATACAAGCATCTTACAGGAAACAGGGAACAGCTTATCAAGGATTTCCATGACGATAAATTCACCGTTATATGCAACAGTGGTATCTTATCTACGGGATACGATGAAACAAGTATAGAGGTTTGCATATTAAACCGTGCTACACAATCCGTTCAGTTTTATATCCAGGCAACTGGCAGGGCTATACGGCTTCACCCAAATAAAACGGAAGCATTTCTCCTAGACTTCGGTGGTAACATATCACGGCTCGGCAAGTTTGAGAAAGAACGTAAATGGGCTTTATGGCATAACAAGGGGAAATGTGAAGGAATACAAGGGGTGAAAGAGTGTAAACAATGTGGTAAATATATTGCCATAACCGCTTCGGAATGTCCTTTCTGCGGATATGTATATCCAACCGAAAAGGAAATAAGAATGGCGGAACTGCAAGAACTAGTAGGAGATTTAAAATTTGAACAAATGACACCCACACAATTTTTCCAGTATGCGGAACTTAAAGGATACAATACTTATTGGGCAATACGGCAGTTGTATATCAGAAATACGGAAACTGATTTTCGTAAAGCCATGAAAGAATGCGGATATTCCAGCAAGTTTATATGGGGTTATATTCAAAGAAACAAAAAATAACATTTAATTATGGGAAAAAATTTACTTAACAGCGATGGTAAAATTGCCTTGTTTCATGAAGCTATAAGGCTTGACTTTAATCTGCCCAAATATGCCGTTATAGAGCAGAAAGATCCTAATCCAAGTGTAATGTCTTACGATTTCCTAAAACAATACATGGAAAGCAATGACAAGGAAGGAGTGGCGGAATTTAATCTTACCGTTTCACCTACAATGCTTGATTCTGTAAAAACAAACCAGGAACACAAGCAAGTAAGAACCTCTCTTCTTGGCATAAACCATAAGGAAAACTCATGGTTTAAAAAGATTAAGGATTATGTAGACGAATATAGAAGATCCAAGTTTGACGTAATACATTTCTTTTCTGAGGTGAAGATACAGACAGAGAACGAGATGAAGCAATACAGGGATAGAATAAAAGACTATATACTGATGCTAGGTTATGCTGAAAGATCCGGTCAACACGCCTTGAAAGAAAAACTGTTCCGAAACATGGTGATATGTAAATACGAAAGCATATTGTTCAGTAAAGGATTATACAAGGCTATATCAGAGGAAAATCTTATGAAGTTTGCAAAAGGATGTCCGAAAAATCTATGCCTTGATTACATATCTGACTATACAAGAATCATACCATTTGACATAATTAGGAAAAAGACGGACATAGACAAATATGAAATATTTGATAATTATGTCATTCTCCACTACGACTTTGATAACAACGGAACAGATTTATCGTCTGACAAGAAAAAAGAAGAGGTGGAAAAAAGAAAAGACCCTATTCTGTTTGGTATTATTGCAGGAAGTAACAAACTATACTTCATAGGTGACTGGATTGACGAGTATTGCGATTTGCGGTTCGATGATGTGGTAAAACAATGCACGGACGATTTCTTGTCAGAAAACATTTCTTTGGATGATCTTGCAAAATAGCAACACAAAGCCTTGCAGGAACGGAGAGTATTGCTGCTGTCGCTGCAAGCATAGATACACAGTTATTGTAGATGGTTTGTTTGTTGGATACGTATGTTATATTCCTTGGTTTGAAAAACACGTTGCCATGAAGATAAGAAACAGCGGACATGACATGTGTGAAGGATTTGAGATGGTTGATAACAAACTTTAACCTTTTTCCCTTTTCACATATCACATTTCGTGATACCTTTGCCAAATACAATTTTTTTATTATGGCTGAGGAAAAACGATCTGCGGAAGAAAAGAAAATGCAGAAAGATATAGTAGTTAGTTACAGGAACGAGAAGGAAGGTAAAGGATGCAGGGGATTGCTTGTAGCATTCTTTTCCGAACTTCTCCATCCTGCTGTAAGTGGTAACAAGTCGGCTGAGTTCCGTGCTCTAGGGGCAAAGAAAAGTATGCCTGACCTTGCTTATATACATGACGGTAAGATATATGGCATAGAACTTAAAATGCCTGACAGTAACCATGACCGTAATCATATAATAGAACAGGCTGATGTGATGGCTACATATTTCTTTAGAGGATATTTCGTATGGTCTAAGGAAATGTTGTGGAATATACTTGACGCTATTGAGCGTGGTCATCCTATAATGTCGAATACATTGCAGGTTAAAGATTACTGTTTACGTAACAGCACTACAAAAGTAAGTTTTGAAAAAATAATTAAAGAGTTGTTTCAATGAAAGTTATATATAACAAAATTATTCCATTAAAAGGGTATAAGTGTATAAATTTGTTTGGAGTTCTTTTCGTAAGAAAAGGATGTACGATGCGTGAAAGCGATTATAATCACGAAGCGATTCATACAAAACAAATGAAAGAACTTTTGTATGTTCCGTTTTACATTTTGTATCTTTTGGAATGGTTTTACAGGCTTACACAAAAAGGTAATGCGTATAGAAACATATCGTTTGAGAAGGAAGCCTATAATAACGAGAACGATATGGATTATCTTGATAAAAGAGAACATTTTTCTTGGATTGAATACATTTGAATTTTACATTTATGAATAAGATAGTTTTTGATAGAAAAGTTTTATATTCAACGTTAAACTCAGCCAAAGCCTGCCTTTCCGATACAGGCTTGACGATATTGAAATGTTTCCGTTTTAAATATGTAGCATCAGAAAATTCAATAGAGGTTACTTCATACAATAACCTTAATGAGATGCGTTTGATCATTCCTGTTGTTGATTCAGACTGTAATGACGGACAGGAGTTTGCAGTAGACGGAATAAGACTTGTAAAGCTGCTCAAAACAGTAAAGGATTCCATTGTTACGGTAAAGATATATGATAAGGATATAATATTCTCTTACAATGGCAGTGAAGCGTCTTTCTTTGCGGAAGATGTAGAATCTTATCCTGATATTAAAATGGGTAAGCGTGGTACCGGGATAAGGGTCAACTTGAACAGGAATGATCTGTATAGAGCATTAAAAAGAAACATTGGGTTTAATGATATCAGTGACGTTGTGACCAGCCTTAGTGGAGTGGGGATAAATTTTATTTGTTCCAATAATTGCATTGATATATGTTCGTCCGATAAGATTGTATTTGTAAGAGATGTTATAGAATGTCAGCCGGATATATCAAAGGACTTGTGCATAAATGTAATGCCTACTTCGGTAAAGGAAGCGTTATCCTTTCTTGAGATGTTGTCAGAAGAAAATGTAACTGTTTCTGTATCTGATGATGAAAGGGTGATGTCTATATATTATGGGGATTTCGGTTCTGTCTTTAATTGTACGCTGATGGAGGTTAAGTTTGTAAACTACACACCATTGGTAAACAATATAAAATCAAACTTTAATTACTTTATTAAAGCAAGAACTAGCGACTTGATAGATTCCCTTTCAAGAATAAAGGTAATGTCAGATGTGTATAACATATCACATTTTGTTTGCAGGGAGGGAGATAATAAAATGGATATAACATACACAAATGATGCAGGGTATAAAATATCGGAAAATGTCGGAATTGAAGGATATTGTCAAGGGCGTTTGGATTGCAATCTGAATATTGAAAAGATGATTAACGCATTGAAAGTGTTCCCTGGGGATTATGTCACATTGGCATATACCAATCCTGAGAATAATGCTCCTATATGTATCATTAATGAAGAGGGTAATTATAAATTAATGGGCGTAGTAAACATTTTTAAGAGTTGATAACTATCGTTTAACCTATCGAATATACAGTTTTATTATTTTTGCAACAAAAATATATAAGACATGGAAGATAAAGAAAGAACAATTCAGATTCTCGCTGAAACAATAGATAGGTTAAACAAGACGATAGAATCACAGAACAGGTTGATTGAGGATTTAAAAAACAGGCTTGAAACAATTCAGAACGAATATAGTCCTTCAATTATGACTGTAGGCGTATTGATAGAAAAGTTGAATAATACAAAGACAAGAAGCGGAAAGGTAAGATTTGAAGCATTATCAAAACATATAATGCCATATCTTACCAATCAGCTTTATGACGAGTATGATTTTAATGATACCATCCCTACCTTCAAGGAAGTTCCATCTATTGAAAAGCCTGTAAATCGTGATATGATAGATGATATGATCAATGTTATAAAGTCAAAGAGAAAGATAAGTGAATCATCTCAAAAGGCATATCTTTTAATGCTTAAAAGAATATTGTCCGAATCAAAAGAGATGAGTAAATATATCAATGATTATATTATCTCTTTGGACGTAAAATCTCCTTCAAATATATCTCTTACGGATGAAGAAATAGAATTATTCTGGAATGTCGAGCCGTTTAACGTTACAGAAAAAATTGTAAAGAAATTGTTTCTGATTCAATGCTATACTGCCATGAGATATTCCGATATTTTCAGATTGAAAGATTCTATGATGGAAGGAAATGTTATTTCGTATATATCAAAAAAGACAGGTAAGAACGTTGAGGTTCCCGTACCTTCCAAGATTATAGAAATGATAAAAGAGGTTAGATCGTTCGATAAATACAACATAGAATCTTCCTTAAAGACTACTATGAATGAAGTTCTACCAACCCTTGGATGTAGAGCAGGTATAAACAAGCAGGTATTTGTAAGACGGGCAAATGTACTCATGAAAGGGCCGAAGTACCAGTTCATCAAAACACATACAGGACGTAGAACAGCTATTACCAGATGGGCTAATATGGGAATACCAGAAGGAGAACTGAAATCTATGGCTGGTCATTCTGATATAAGAACCACGAACAGATATATTACTGCAAGCGTATCAAATAAAACCAAAAATATTTTAACTTATGGAAATTTTGGAGAATGTGCTGTCGATTGATAAAATGAAACACCTACAAGAACTTGGGGTAAATACAGGTAACGCATCAATGACTTGGATGTTATATCCTTATGAGGAAGGAAAACAACCACAATTATCTTTACGAGAGTGGAAAACTTTCAAGGAACCGTTCAGAAAAGAACATTGTATTCCTGCATTTACTTTGCTTGACATCTTGGGACTGTTACCAAAAGAGATAAAAACAGGAACAGATACTTATTGGATTACAATGTATTTTAGTGACAATTGTTGGCATATATGTTATTCCATGTCTGACGAATTTGATTATTATCAAGAATTTTTATCTTACTCATTAATTGACGCATCTTATGAAATGCTATGTTGGTGCGTAGAGGAAAGATTAATACCATAAAGATAAAACGGAATTAATTCAAAATTGAACAGATATGAAACAGACAGTAGAAGAAGCGGCAAGGGAGCACCAAACGCATTTTGAAATATGTGATACCGAAGGTACAATAAGTGGATTTACTAATGGAGTGCATAAACAGAGTTATGAATCTTTTATTTCTGGTGCCGAATGGCAGTCAAAGCAATCGCCTTGGATAAGTGTCAAGGGAAAGGCTGGTTGTGACACATCAGATGATTGTATTGTAATGGTTGCGAATGGTGATATATTCAAAGCGTATTTTTCATCTAAAAACAAATGGATGAAAAGTAATGGAGGCTATTATGATGAGGTTATAGATGATGTTGTTGCATGGATGCCCATCCCGTCTTTCGATGAGATACTAGAAGCTAACAGAGATGTACTGGAACGGATTAAAGAAAAAGGAGATTAATATGGAAGTAAAAAACGGAATAATAATAGATGGGGTGCTGCATGAATTGTGCGTTGGAATATGTGATGAGTGCTCATTACAAAATGAGTGCGATGATAGTTCAGAAATCATTTGCGATATAGCTTATGAAAACCCAAACATGGACCAGCGCTTTGCCAATCGTGGTAAAGTAACGGATATTAAGATAGATAAGGAGGAATAACTATGGGATTTACAACACCGTGCTTCATACGCAAAAATACCGAAACACTTAGGAAGAAGTTAGAAGAATTGGGATATAGATTGTTTGGGGCGGAACTTAACGAAGACTTATGTATTTTCACTGAACCCGAATACGGTCTATATAGTGTTGAGTTTTTCAGTAACATTCCACATCCTGACGAAACCGATAGTGTTGATTGCGGAACCAACGAAGAACTTTTCTTGGCTATTGCTGCATTGAGAGATGATACAAATGAAAATCAGTGGTTTATTTGCGATGTAAATCATTGGGATAGATCGGACAATGGAGAAGCAACAGTTTATGCTGAAATAGGAGAATGGATTTTTTGTAAATCCAATGACGATGATTGTGCACGAGATAATCATTATCACAAGGCTACCGTAGAAGAGCTAATCGAACACTTTAAAGAAAAGGAGGAATAACCATGCCAACAATACTAAAAGAAACTTATCCAACAGCCAAGAAAGAGCATATATGTGAGTTTTGTGGCTATAAGATACAGCCGGGACAAAAATATGTTCGCCAGACAAATGTATATGACGGAGTCGTGTATGACTTTATCACACATCAAGAATGTAAGGAAGTTGCCCATGAATTGAGAATGTACGATGATTGTGATGACAATGGATTATGCGGAGAACAGTTTAGGGAAGAATTGGACTCATACGTATACGCCAATCATTACGATGATGAAGCGGATGATATTTGTTCTGATTGGCAGTTATCTCGCTATGAGATAGCGAAAAAGGTATTGAAAGAACTTAAAAATGAATAGTTATGACCGAAGAACTTGTAACATTAGAAACTGCGAAGTTGCTGAAAGAGAAAGGGTTCAATGAGTATTGTAAAGATATTATTAAAGAAGACGATAATCGGATAATGCAATCTGTGTTCCGAACGAATAAGAATTTGCCAAAATTGTGTTATAGTCGTCCCGCTCAATCCGTTGCACAAAAGTGGCTACGTGAAATAAGAGGTGTGTATGTATATGTAGAACCTGTTATTGGAAAAAGATGGACGCTTTCTTTTTGTGATTTCAATGTTCCAACAGAAGAAAGCGACTGGATGGAGAACGAAATAAACAAAGGGAATGGCTATAAAGTATATGTCACCTACGAAGAAGCACTGGAAGCAGGTTTACAGGAAGCATTAAAGCTAATATAGAATGAGCCTTGGGCGGCCTTGTAAAACCCATAGAAATGACGAAAAATGAAAAGAATAGTTACTGTCCAAGACATGATTGACGAACTAATGTTAGTTGTCAATAAGGATGCTGAAATAAATATTGTAATGAATACAGGAGATTACCAAACTGAATACATTCCAGATTTATATGATTTTTCCGTCATTGACTTTACTGATGTGCATCCTGATGATGGGAACTCGGAAAATAAAGTAGTAATAGAAATGTTTCGTTAAAAGAGAAATAAATAACGCTCAAAACAGGGAAGAAATGAATACAACTTTTGAAAAATCGGCTAATAGTACCGATGAATGGTACACACCGAAAGAAATTATAGACGCATTGGGTGAATTTGATTTAGACCCATGTGCTCCGGTAGCCCCCCTCTATAAAACAGCAAGTGTCATGTACAACAAAAATGACGATGGATTAAAACAGGAATGGAAAGGACGTGTTTGGTTGAACCCACCTTATTCCCGTCCTCTTATAGAATGTTTCGTTAAACGGATGGCAGAACATGGAAACGGCATTGCTTTACTTTTCAATCGCTGTGATTCAAAGATGTTTCAGGATGTGATATTCGAGAAGGCAACGGCAATGAAATTCTTGCGTAACCGAATCAGATTCTTCCGTCCAGACGGAACTCGTGGGGATTCTCCTGGCTGTGGCAGTATTCTCATCGCTTTTGGTGAGGATAATGCAGAAATATTGAGAACCTGCGATATTGCAGGCAAGTACGTTAGAATCAATTAGAATGACAAAAAGATGAATAAGGAAGAATTTTTAGGCAAAAGATACGCCATTGATTTAAAGCTAAAAGAATTGAATGGAGAAAAGGAACAGTTGGAAAAGGAATACATTGAATCCAACCAAGGATTCCCTGTTGGAAGCAAGGTTTGTATAACGGTCATGGCTCATGAAAGGATATTAGTTCCAGAAGCGAAGAAGCTAGCCTATATTGCAGATTATGAGATTGATGATAACGGAGAGGTTGTCCCCTCTTTAAGACAATTGGATTACAATGGGGGAATGTCAGCAATACCTTTATTTGTTAATTTAAAGAAGGCTATAATTGAATTAGTGTAAATCAAATAAGATATGAATGAATTGGAACAAGATAAAAGATATGTTTTTGGAGATATGATTATAGTAGCCACTACTGACTTTGACTTTAATCCTATCCTAAAAATTAGCACAGATGACGGAAATGTGATTGTAATGCCATCATCCGATAATAAGATAATTATAAAATCAACTGTAGATAAATAACTCTCAAAACCAATGATATATGAATAAAATAGAAAAACTAGCAGGACAATATAACGATACTTTTACTTGTTTAACAGTAATAGAAAGTGAATTGACCAAAGAATGTCAGAAGTACGTTTCGTGGGATACCGTTCAAGTAAGCATTACTGGTGGCGGTGCCCCCATTGTAAAAGCAAGGAATGAGATAGATGCCGTTCCTTTGGAGGATTTTGTTGACCATGTAAATAAACATGGTAACATGTCAGAATGCGCCTATGGTCATTTAGCTTGTGTATAATTATGAAATATATGGGTAGTAAATCAAGAATAGCAAAGTATATTTTGCCTATAATCTTGAAAGATAGAAAAGATGATCAGTATTATGTTGAGCCGTTTTGTGGTGGATGTAATATGATTGATAAAGTAGGTGGTAATCGAATTGCAAACGATAATAATCCGTATTTGATACAAATGTGGAAAGCACTGATAGATGGGTGGCAACCTCCCTTGATAATTGAAAGAGATTACTATAATGATGTCCGTGATTGTTATAATCGCAAAGGAAAAGATTATTCAATAAATTACATCGGATGGGTAGGTTTTATGGGTAGTTACAACGGTAGGTTTTTCGATGGTGGGTACTCCGGTCATGCAGTGAAGATAAAAAAAGGTTTTCGAGATTACATTGGTGAAGCGATTAGGAATACTTTATGTCAAGTTGATAACCTGAAAGGTGTTGTATTCCTGAATCGGGATTATAAAGACTTAGTATTACCGTCCTGCTCAATTATTTACTGTGATCCGCCTTATAAAGGCGTAAAACGATACAGCTATCATATTGACCATGATGAGTTATGGAAATGGTGCAGGGACAAAGTAGCAGATGGGCACAAAGTGTTTGTTTCGGAATATAACGCACCGACTGACTTCGTATGTATCTGGGAACAGGAATTAAAAACAGCTATTAATCAGACGATAACCAAGAATGCTACAGAACGATTATTTGTACATAAATCACAAATTTAATTCAAAACAAGAAAGAAATGAATTAAATAGCCTTGGACGGGCTTTGTAAAATCCATATTGATATGAAAAAGTACATTGGAACAAAATTAGTTCAAGCCACACCAGCAATTCGCAAGGGTGGAAAAATTTATCTACCTACTGATGCTATTCCAAGAACAATGGAACCAGTAGAAGAAGGTTATAAGGTGGTGTATGAAGACGGTTATGAAAGCTGGTCCCCTAAAGATGTCTTTGAGAAGGCTTATCACGTGGCTGATACCCCTCTTGACCGTATGTATATCGAATATAATGAGTTGATGGACAAACATAATAAGTTAGTCCTGTTTCTTGGTCGAAAAGATGCTGTTGAAATAGCTGGTGAAGATCAGGTTGCTTTAATGGAAAGGCAAAAAATACAGATGCACGACTATCTTATTACCTTGAAAGATCGCATTGACTTAATGAAGAAATAAATATTGGCCATACGGTGGTTGAATGTCTGCCGTATGGCTCAAAACTAGATCAGAAGGAGGTAATTATGGGATCATTTATAGCCCAACAGCCAAACGGCTTATATTGTAGGTTTAGTACAATTGTTGATACAGTCACGCACTACAATATGACAAAAGATGATTACATAGAAGTATGCAAAGACCGATTAGGAAAGAAACGTGGAGAAGAAGAGGCTAATGATATTTTAAAAAACGATCTGCACCCTTTTAACGATGTTCTTGAGCGATTTATTCCTAATAATGATTCGGTTGAAGAGTTTAATATCCGCTTGAAAGAAATGGGATATATGGATGAGTTTAAGTTTAATGGATAATTCTAAAAACATATTAGTAATGAATAATATAGTAATCGAAGTAACCTCTAACGGATGGGAAATAACCGCAACCATTAATGGTAAGGAGTATAAAGAGAAGCATGTTGCAACAGCATTTGGATCTGAAAGTGTTGAAGGTAATTTTGAAAGCGAAGATGATATACCGGAAGAAATATATGATGCTTTAAATTCATCTTTCCCCTTTGAGTGTATGCAGGCATTGTATTCCATTGAGGATTAACGTAACACTAATGAGAAAGGAATATTTATGATAGAAATAGATTTGAATGATACCGTTAGTGTAGAGCTTACAGAATGGGGAGCCGCATATCATAATGCAACGAATATATTTAAGGAAATAACCACTACACAGAAATGGCATTATAAGACTGACTATAAAGCAGGTGATGTTTACAAAAGCCAGCTTTGGGAGTTGATATTGGAGTTCAAAGATGGGATTAGATTTGATAAAGAGAAGGCTTTTAATAAATTGAAAAAAGTAGAATTAACTAATAACTGAATAGAAATGAATAAAACTCAAAAGAAATTGTTGGCAAGGCTTATGGCTGTTACAAACAGCCTTGGCGGAACGCTTGACGGTACTGCTACCTGTGAGCAAAAATACATTGATAGGCAACGTGCTCACAGGCTCTCATACAAGGTCATATATGGTTTATTTGGCGATAATCCTAACAATCCCTATCGTGAAGATGATATAAATAATGCCTATAAAGCTATTGAGGAAATGGAGAAACTGGTACAAAAGGTATATCCTGACCGGAGTGGCTTTTTGAAAAATGAAGAAAAACAATAACCCTCAAAACTGATGAAAAAAAGAATAAGAAATAAAATGATGAATAATCCCGGAAGGTATAAGCTACATCAGTATTTGAAATATGCTCACCAATGGGCGGATACAGTCAGCTATAAATGCCGGTTATATTTGATATTGGATAATGGGAAAATAGTAAAAACCGATTAATAACATTAAATTATGAAACAGACAGTAGAAGAAGCGGCAGTTGATTTTGCCGATTATGAATTAAAGAACTTAGACAAGCTACCTTTTGTGGTTAGTGCAAAGGCTGATTATGATAACGGTTTGACAAAAGGGTTTAAATCTGGCGCAGAGTGGCAGTCAAAGCAATCACCTTGGATAAGTGTGAAGGAACGGTTGCCGGAAGAAAACAAAGAATATTTAGTCGTTCTTGACAATAGAGTGGTATACGTAGCTCAATATAATAAGAATAATAAATCTTGGCTCATATATGGAACTGGATATACTTATAATGTTGTCGCTTATATGCCCATCCCATCTTTCGATGAGATACTCGAAGAAAATAGGGATGTATTGGAACGGATTAAACAGAAAGGAGATTGAATATGATAATAGGCATTGACTTTGATGGAACAGTAGTAACACATGATTTTCCTAAAATAGGCAAAGATATAGGTGCTGTACCTATATTGAGAAAATTGGTGGAAAATGGACATAAACTTATTCTGTATACTATGAGAAGTGATATAGAACAAGTTACTTCTGATGATTATAATATCCATAAACAAGGAGGTAAATATCTGTCGGAAGCTATACAGTGGTTCAAAGATAACAATATACCTCTATTTGGGGTAAACAAAAACCCTGATCAGCATACATGGACAACATCACCCAAACCTTATTGTCATATATATATAGATGATGCAGCATTGGGATGTCCATTGATGTATGATATAACAAAATCAAACAGAGGATTTGTGAATTGGAATAGAGTACAACTTATACTAAAAAAAATGAAAGTGATATGATAAAAATATGGATTGCTCGTGATGAAGGTGAATGGGATGAAAATGCACAAAAGATAGGGAATTTACATATATTCTATGACTCTCCCGAACTTCTTTTTGATGAAGAAAGAAAGATTTTGCATTGGAGCAACGCTAGGATGATAGCACAATTACCATCCTACATGTATCCTCAGATTAAAGATAAGGAATGTTTTGTTTTCAATGATATTAAACTATACAAATCATACAGATAGGGAGTAAAATCCCTATCTTTTCTTTTCATATTTTCTTTTCATTTTTCTTCTTTCCACTCGTGACATACCCATATTTTGCGCAATGCCAAACAGTATTTCTTTTTCTGAATCAGTAAGCATATCATACACTTCTTCCTTGCTTTTTCCGCTAATCATAGCCATAAATATCTTTTTCATAATATGTTTATTTTAACTTCTTTTTACAACAATCGCAAATTTCTTCTTTTATAGGTTTTGTAAATAAAGCACCTACATACCCTGCAAGGTATCCAGCTTCTTCTGATGAAGGCTTTATGCCGTAATAATCAATTATATGACCAATCATGTGTTGTTTCTCATGTTCTAGGGTATTCATAAACTCTTCATCAGATGTACTATGACTGATAATCATTACAGTGCACTTATCATTTGAATATGTAACACCATAATTATACTTCTCAGTCTTTATCTTATCCGTTATTCTGTTCAATAAATGAAAAGGACAGCCAATATATTCTAACCTGTATATTGCTCTTAAGTAAGAGTGTTTGTCTACAGAATAGAACACATCAACTGTCCAATCATATTCTTCGATGTATAGTCTTTGTCGTACCATAACAATTAAATATAATCTTCCCAAGAGAAAGGTGTTCCACAGGCTATACACTTTGCGTAATACTCGTCAAGAGCACGGGTAGGACTTCCGTCAACATCGTCAAGATAGTCTTTTACAAACATACAGGCATATTGCTCATTGACTATGGATGAACCCATATAGTCGGCACGTACCATATTCAATACATAAACCTTGTTGTATTCCACATCATTCTTCAACTCAACATTGAATTGCTTCATCAATGCTTCTACTTGGTCTTTGTCATATGGGTGTATTTTGTTACCGTTTCTGTCTTTCATTTTTGAAACGGCATATTCACACAATTTCTTTGAGAAATTCCATCCATGTTCTGCAAGATATTTTTCCATTCCCGAAGGAAGTTTCTCATATACATCTAATCTCGTTCTTTCCATAGCTTTTGTTTTTAAAGAAAAACAGCCCGTAGTAAACCACTACGGGCTTAAATCAATTGAATTAGCGTCTACGTCTAGCATAGGGACCAGTACCTTTGACTCCACGTCTTTCTCCGTATTCATCATCATCGTCCCAAATGCGCCCATCATCGTCCATTCTTCTACGCATTCCACGTTCACCATAACGGCCATCCATTTCTTCCATAGCGTCACGATAACCTTCTTTATACGCTTTTTCTAATTCGCGGTCCATATCTTCACCTTCAAAGCTACGGCCCATTCCATATACTTTCCAACCCATAGTGTTTATTTTTTATTGTTGTTATTATTATTGTTTACATGTTGCACGTCAGGCAATTTGATACCAGAAGCAGCAAGTTGTGCAAGTATATCCTTTATCTGTGACAATTCACCTTTAAGTTCCTTCATCTCCTTGTCCTGCTGTGCCTTTTCGGCAAATGCAGGATTCAATGCTGTAAGCATCTCATCGCAGCTTTTGATTACTTTCTGATGGTATTCCACAGATTCCACAACCCTTACACTACTTATTTTCATTGCTTCTATCTCAGCATTGATGGCATCCTTGCTTTCCGATACAACCACATTTCCGCCTACTTGGGAAAAGTCTGCTATACTAAGATTGGCTGGCAACTTTTGAAAATCAAGAGTATCATCTCCAACCTTAACTTTCACATCCACAACCATTTCATTTTGCGGAAGAGGATATGCTGTATATCCGTTCTGATATTTAGGAACAGGATTTGAAACACTTACCACAGTGCCCACATCACATCTTGGGTTTTCCCCTTTATGCAATATGAAAAACTGCTGTCCTTGTCGTATTGATTGAAACATACTTATTCTAACTTTTTAATATCATTTTACAGTGCTTCTAGCCTGTGCGGCAGTAGCAGGTGCAACGATATGATTAACTACTTGAAATATCCCATTACATTTGTCGTAATAGACAAAGTATTTATTGCCTTGTGAAATTTCACTAGACGGAATCTGATCTCCCGAACCGTTTACCAAAGGAACCTTGCTTGTGGATGTTGATGTGGTATTTGTCAATGTGGTAGCCACAGAAACAAGATACGCATCAGATCCGGCAGCAGGAACATGATTTACACTCAAGAGCAAAATACCTTGATTTGGCAATCGTCTGAACAGACACGGGTTAATACCATAGATAACCTCTGAATTTGTCGTATCTGTCGTTACAGAAGACGTCCTAACAAACGGTATTCCTCCAAAGTCAAGTCTATGTACTCCTTTAAAACGGTTAGCGTTATATCCCATCATATAAGGATTAAAAAAATAACTCATAACTTTTCCCTTTCTTTAGAATTTTATTATTTTTGCATCGGGATAGATAGGAGCGATCAACCTATTGAAAAGGGTTTGCTAACGCCCTTCCCTCTTTTTCCTATGTTAGCATCACTAAAATAAGTTAGCAATGACAAACGAAGAATTTATTAAGAGCATCTCCTTGGAAGGAGAAATTTGGAAGGACGTAATCGGATATGAAGGAACATATATGGTTTCTTCAAAAGGACGTATTTGCTCCCTTGGTAGACTATTGATTAATTCAAAAGGCATTAAAAGATGGTGGAAGCCACATATTATGAAACAGTCTAATGATGGAAAAGGATATTTTATTGTAAATTTATGGTTAAATAATCATAGTAAAATATGTTATGTCCATAGATTAGTTGCCAAATCATTTATAGATAATGTTAATCATTATGACCAAGTAGATCATATTGATGGAAATCCTAAAAATAATAATGTTTATAATCTAAGATTTTGTACTCAAAAAATGAATTTAAGCTATCCTTTAGCTCGCAAACATAATTCAGAAGCCCAAAAAAGAAGATTAATGCTCTTTCATCCAAATTCAAAGAATGTAGTAGGAATAAATACTACCAATAATTCAGATATAATCTTTTTGAAATCACAATCTGAATCAAAAAAACTAGGATTTATCCCTTCTTGTGTTTCTTTATGTTGCAGAAATAAAATCAATCAACATAAAGGATATAAATGGATGTTTTTATCCGATTACGAAGCCCAATTCAATAAGTCAAAGAACTCTTAACTACATTTTAGCAATTGCAACCACAGTTGTCACCAGCAGCGTAACCTGCGCCAAAACCAGCCATGAACGGATAACCATATCCACAACCGCAATTTGGATTAGGCACTATATAGGATGGAACCGGGCACGGAGCCTTAAGTTGGCCAACTATATTTGCAGTCTGTGCCTGCTGAGAAGCAGCTAAAGCTAAATTGCTATTTTCCTGTCTCAGAGCATCAATCTTGTTTTGCATTTCACGCATTTCAAGCTGACAGAACTTGTCATTGATGATTGCGCTTTGAGCATCAATCTTAGCAGATATGATGTTGAACTGAGTGTTTGCATTGCTAGTCAGAGTGTTGGTCTGCTCTACAGTAGCCAATCGGCTATCGCATCCTTGACGTTCGATAGCGGTACGGATATCACAGCAGCAAGAAGCAAGCTGAGAACCTATAGCTGCGCTATTGGACTGAATTGAGTTGATGATCTGTTGAGAGGAAAGACCTACCTGGTTACCAACTTGCTGAATCTGTCCTTGAATTTGGCAGATAGCATTCTGCAACTGTTGAGTAGAGCAGTTCAAAGAGCTAGCCAACTGGTTGATAGCTGTTCCGTTTCCTTGAATAGCATTCATCAACAATTCACGTCCTGCTTCATTGTTCAATTGAGCAGGGATTCCGTTTGCTCCATTGCCAAACCCGTTACCGAATCCGTTACCACCCCACAGGAAGAAGAGAAGGATAATCCAGATCCACCAACAACCAGCACCACCCCAAGCGTCTTGATTGTTTTTATTGCTCATAAGAGCGGCAACCATATTGGGTCTAATCCTTTATTCTGCAACAGTGCAGGAATCATTGACATAATACCTGCGCTTTCTCCAGCGGCAGGATTGTCGAACATAAAAATTTTGTCTGAACCCATAATATTGTAATTTAATGTGTGTGTATTATAACTCCCGTAAAGACTGTGCACTCATCTTTACGAAAGTAAATTTACAACATGGATGGTCTAAACAAAAATAAAAATTTCGTAGTATAACTTATTGTGTTTCAGATAGTTTAAACTTGTTAAAATAAGTTATTTGCTTGTATGTTGCTTTTCCTATTCGTATATTAGCGCAATAATTTTAAAATAGAGGAATTTGTATGAAAGAATTAAAAAAATGGAATAATAATCCAATAAAGATTACGTATTTAATACCTAGTGGAAACAAGTACGCTTATATAAAATTAGGTGACACTGTTGATCTGACGAACGGAACATATAAAATAACCGCTTTGGATAATGAAGAAAACATTTTCCAAGCGGTTAATATGGAGAATAAAGATGATTGTGTTACAATGTATGCGTATGAGGTTGTCTAGTTTTTAGTCTTGTATTTACCCCTTGACTTCTTTGGACGTATAAGCCCGTTGTTTTTAAGAGCATCCAATGTTTCTTTCAAATAAACGGGCTTTGTCATTCCTTGTACTCTCACAGGAGATAATAACGGTTGTACGGGATGAAATTTAGTGCCTTTATATGTAAGTCTTGCAAACTCTGTGTCGCTCACATCAAGATACTTAATGGCATTTTCTCTATCAAAATAACACGGTATGATAGTGGATTTGTTTATTGCGTCAGTAAGGAAATTGAACTGTTCCGCATCAACATTCGAGTTTCCGCTTTTCAATGCTAGAGATATTCCGTCAAGTAAAGAGGCTAATATCATGTTGTAATTCATTCCCATGTCCTACTCAATAGATGATATGTTTGCTGTTCCCGTAACACTTACCTTGCTTCCCGGTGTGACTGAAAAATATTCCACCGTTCCTGCCGGGAGAAGCATTCCTGTTGGTGCTATTCTGCTTGATCTGCTTTTCGTTTCCTGTACCAATGAGATACGGCATCCATCCGATGTCGCTACTCTTATAAGGTTTGACAATGCTGTGTATTCCTTGTCGGTTACATCTTCCGATGCTGATATTCTTGCAGCTACTAAACCTTTTAACGCTTCATCCTTTGAAGCGTTTTTGGTGGAGAAATACCCACCTATCTGTTGTTTATCATTGTTTTCCATATCCTTTCAAGTAAGATTGTTTCACACTTTCGGCAAACTCGTTCAGCTTTACATAATCCGGGTCAAGTTTGTTTAAAATACCTTTTCTGAGAGCCGCTTCTTCCTCTCCGTTTGGAAATTCATCCTTTATGGCGGCATCTACCGTTTTGTCGTATGATACAGGGTTCTTTACACGCTGTACATCGGCTTTCCACTTTTTGACGAACTTTTCCTGTACAATATTTCCCATATCGTCCGTTTCGGGTTCGTCAACTTGTTCAATGTTTAAATGAACATTGCTATATCCAGTACCTAAATCAAAGATAAAGGCAGGCTTCTCGTCAAAAATCAAACCTCTTTCCATAGTTTAAATATCTAATGTTCCATCAAAATAATAGCCTCTATTGAATTTTATGACAACATCTTCCAAAGGCAAAAGGCTTTTGTCTACTTGGGAAAGGAACGTTCCTAATGCTTCATATCCGCCTTTCATAAAGCATTTTTCTCCTTTGAACAGTATTTGCGTCCTTACCCATGTACTATTGTCCTTCTTTGTGGATGGTCTTACATCGAAATCAAGAATGTCTATATGTTCATCGACAAGTTTGTCTATCTTTACATCTTTTCCGTCAAACTTCCTTGACACTCTTATATTCAAGTCACTAATCTTTGTCATGTGGCTATTATTATTAACTAAAACTTTATTAATTAAGTTTTTAGAATCACAGTGCATCAACATACCCATATAACTCGTAATTGATTTTGGGTTATTACGTTTTGACGCAAAGTTTTTCTTTATTCTCTTTCTTATTTTGGTATGACCAGGAGTAAAGACGAATCCACCGAAATCTATTCCTTCTGAAACGGGGAATATCCTGTAATTTTTCTTCATCTCCAATTTCTTTTCATACCACAGGTAATTTCTTATCCTCCACAGCCATTCATGTAACTGTTTCTTATCATGGGATAATATCACCATATCATCGGCAAATCTGAAATAATGCTTTACTTTGAACTGCTCCTTCACAACATGGTCCAAAGACCTTAATACCAAATGGCTTCCTATCTGAGCGTCAGGATTGCCAATAGCTAGACCTTTATTGCTATAATTAAGCGTATTCATAAGCCATAACGCATCCCTGTCTTTCAAGTCTTTGCTATATGCCTTCTTGTAAACGCTGTGTCTTACGGACGGATAAAACTTCTTAATATCCATTTTCAAAACGTATATTTTCCCGTTTTTGTCCATTTCAAGCAATGTCCGTTTCATCTTTCTCACAAGGGAGTGCTTTTTCACCTTGCTTGTAATACCCCTTTTGGGCAGACAGTTATATGAATCAAGTGTAAGGCTTTTTGTCCATCTGTCCATCATGGGCATTAAAAGGCTGTGCTGGACAATCCTGTCTGGGTAAAACGGGAGTTTGTGTATCTCCCTTACCTTTCCTGCATCAGTCACTTTCTCTATCACCTCATACTTGCTTACATGGTATGATTTGTCTTTGAGCATCTGATAAACATTCTGATGATATTCATCCTTATGTTTCTCATAATCCCTCACACCCCTGTGATTTCTCTTTCCTTTCTTTGCCTTTTCAGCAGCAGAGATAATATTATCCATACTGCTTATCGTTTCAAAAATATTGTTCAATCTTTTCATCTTACGTGCTTTTCTTTGTCCGTTGAGCCAAAGCTAACTAACTTTCCATATACCTACAACTGTAAATGTACTAATAAGTTCCCATCCTCAAACAATGGGTTGTCTTGACATTTTTCATCTTCCTAACGAGGCTTCTGTATAGCAGTAATTTTTTTAGCACGTTAGCTGCCACCGATGTTCGTGTTCGCGTTCGAAGGATCATGGTTCAAATTACCATTCCGCAGAGAACAATTGTCGTTGTTCGACTTACCACCAAAGTAAACACCACCATTCTACAGACCGCCTTTTTTCAACTAACCGCCTTTGACAGACTTATTTAACTTTGCTGACGCATTTGGTTAGATTTTTATTATGCAAACTTAAACATAATTAATATATTTTGCAAGTTTTGGGAGGGGGATTTTTCACTTCGTGAAAAATTAGGATTGGGTTATTGTACAACGAAAGCCGCCACCGACGCTCGTGCCCGCGTAGGAAGGATCACGGCCCAAAGCACCAGACCGCAGAGAACAATAGTCGTCGTCCGACCTACCACCAAAGCAAACACCACGCCTTCCAATCTTACCCGAACCTGCATTTCCCGTAAACCAGTTGTAATGGCATTCCCCCGTGTGAAGATTGCTTCCCTTGACCTCTCCAATAAGAGAGTTCTTAAAGTTCTTCGTTATGTATCCTTCACCTCTAGCCATAGAACCGACAAAATCATACGTATTCTCAAAACCGTAAGATTCCCCGGGATTCTTTTCTGTGGCTACATTGTCCGTAGTCAGATTGTTCACGTCATAGGTCTGATAGATGTCTATGGATGTAGAATCGTGCATGACACAATCTATCCCACTGTACCACATCCATATATCTCCCCACCCGGCAATACGTCCGCGAATGATAGGCTGTGTGAAGCATATCTCTATTTCACGGTTTGTAACTGCCGCATTGTCAGGAATACTCCATCCGCTAGTTACAGTTGCATTGACAAACTTGGCTACGATACCCGACATCTCCCCGTCAGCCAATCCGTTATGACCTTGGAAGTTGTAGTATTTGTATTTTGTGCTTTCATATTCAAACTCGGTGTCGGGAGCGACATTGTGTTCCTTTGCGTATGACATGGCAAGCTGCGCTTCAAACATCTTCATGCAAGGACGGTCGTTGTTTATAAGCTGTAAAAAATTGTAAGCAGTTCCTGTTTCTGATGCTTTAAATCCTTGCCCGTTCATCTTGTAATACACATAAGTCTGACCGTCCGCCTTCTTGAATCTGACGCCTGTCATTTCCCCCCAGCTTGACGCATCGGGGGCTGAATCGTTGGATGATATTCCTTTTCCGCAAACAGACTGTGCGTGTAGGTCTTTTGTTCTAAACTTAATAAAGAGAAGCGTACACCACACTTCAAGGTCAAGAACGAAAGCATTTGCATAAGGATAGTTCTTCGTGATGTCCGGGTTCTTTGCCCTAGCGTATTTCTCGTAATCAAAACGTGATACATTTGTCGTAGGCCACCCGTTTCCTTCCATTATGTTCACGCCTAGATTTCCTGCTGCCGTTGTTCCTTTTACCGTGTTGTCAAAAATAGATCTCTGCTTCCCATCCTTTATCGTGGAGTAACCGATACTCATTCCGAACGGTTTTATCTCTATGGCCGTATCGCCACCGTATGTAAACGGAGCGTCACTGACGAGCCTTCTTTCGTATGTATCATCCGTTCCTCCGTTGATTATCCAGAAAGGCTTGGTGTTTACAAGCATGATGTCGCTTCCATCATCTGTTACATCAGTTCCGTCAATAACAATATTTGACGGGCTACCGTCAGCCATTTTGAAGAAATTGGTCTGGTCAAGAAATCCGACTACCTTACCGTCCTTTACCTTTGCCACACGGAAAGAGTTGAGGATGGGATGAGATGTCTTGAACTCTTCCTTTCCTATCCATGTCTGAAATACAGGGTCTGTCTGCCCTCTTCTCATCTCCACTCCATATATGTTCCCCTGCTGCATCTTTATCTGTTCGAGAAGCGTTTTGTAGTCATTGGTGAAATCATTTGTGGATAACTCCTTACCGTCCACCTTGTCTACCTTCTTGTCTAGGGCTGTTTTCTGTGCGGTGGATACGGGCTTTTCGGCATCGGACGTATTGTCCACATTTGACAGACCTATATTGTCTTTTGTTATATTGACATTTCCTGTCCTGTAAGACTGTTCGGCATTACCTTTCACGCCTATGACGGTATTCTTCTGTGCGCCTTCCTGTATCCCGTCAAGTTTGGTTTTTAACTGGGTAGTAAAGTTGTTGTCGGTATGAACATAGTTTTCGTCCATTACCATGCCTTGTCTTATCTTGGACACCGTGACGGATTTGTTCTCTTTAGGGCTTCCCGTCACACATGGTATCATCTCTTCTCCCGTAGCGGTCTCAACGGGAGGCATCTGTGAAATTTTAAGATTATCTTCCATTATATTATTCCGTTAATATTAAACCATCGTTTTCAAGCAATATGCTGTATCCATTTTCAGTGATTACGGTATTCCGAAGAACCTCTAGCGTTATCCTTGAATCAGCAAGCTTCCATGAATTGTCAGAAAACGGCATATACCCGTCTTTCTTTACAGACAGCGACATCGTGCCATTTGCCATACCCCGTACTTTTACTGTACCGTCAGACAACGTTTTGTACTGTACGCCTCCCACCGTGACCGTTGCGTCCTGTATGGGTGAGCCTGATACGTCCACCACCGTTATCGTTACGATAGCCTTCGGTATATAGTAGTCAATCAAATCCTGCTCGGTGAATCCGTCATTCTGTTTGGTGGGAACTGAATCGAAACCGATGGAGTTGTAGAAAGCTGAACTAATCCATCCGCTATTATGGTCAGTATTGCTAAAGAATACAGGAGTTTTAGTTTTATCACCTGTCACATCATTGTTTACTATGGTGATTATTTGCTTTTTGTTTAACAAAGCGGAAACTATTGTAGATTCATTCAGTGTTCCATCAATATAGGTCTTGCCGTTTGAGTTCCTACTATTATAAGCAATACTACCTTTGTCATTGAATACGGCAAACAGCCAAGGTTCAGTAGTATTCAGTCTTTGGTCATAGATAAACTTTCCATCAACAAACGGATTAATAGTAGTAAACAACACCTTAACGCCATGCTGTAAGTTCTGTATTTGCCCATAATCATCTACCCCATCAGTTACTAGGGCGTTGGGATATCTAGGTATAAACTCTATTGTTACATCCATATCTCCTGTACTTCCTGTAACTCCTATGGCGTTATACAATGAAGTGGTTCCTTCGGGATAGGTTAATGTCACTTCATGTTCTCCGTTGTCAAAGGTATAAAATCCGCCATTTCTGTTTACCAAACTAACTTGTCTGCCATCAGAAAGACCTGTAATCTTAAACTTATGCGTTGGGTTAGAGTTTGCCGGAACTATGTTTACCATGTTATCTGCGGTGGATAGTTTCTTAGTAATATGTATAACCCTGTTATCCGTAACAGTAACATTTGCTCTATCGGGTAGAATATTGGTGCTAGAAATGTCATACCCTCCCACACCGCTCATTGCAGCGAACAGGAAATTGTTAAGTTTCAATCGTCTGTTGTTTCCACTGAAATCCTGCAAGTATGGATTGGCTTTTAGTATCTCGTTTGTGGGAACGGATTGTCCTGACGGTAGCTGGGTGATAGTGATATTACAAGCACCAACAATATTGCCGTTTCTGAATGACAGATTACCTTTTACAGTTTCTAATGGCGGAATATCATAGGTTCCGTCTGATGTGATATTCACTAATTTAATATCAGCACTATATCCCCAGTATAATTCCTGCCCGTCAACTATACCTTTCACTTCCACTTTCATTCCTAGGAATTTTTTTGTTTTGCTAGGAATATAACATTTAACAACATCATTTTCCGCTACAAATCTTGTTATAGTGAAAGTCGTACTTGTTATAGCCACATCGGCATTTACGGGATATTTCGTCCAATCATTAAAGTTTTCCGCATAAACATCCACAGGCTTTGACATATCATACCAAAACACCATGTGTTCTTTCACCCATTTTTCTATCACCTTGCTTATGTCGGTTTTCGCCTTTCCTGCCGACTTGACAAGACCAAGTTTTCCTATGTTAAAAAGCCCTATCTTTCTCATTTTTCTCCCATTTTAGCCCATTCCTCAGATAAAAGCAGCTTCTCAAACTCTCTTGTGCCAGTGTCGTATGTGTCGTAAGGGAAAGGGTGTTCCGTTCCGTCCTCAGGTAACGTCATAGGCATCACTTCCATAACCTTCTCGGTATGGATCATATAATACAGACCGTCTGTCGATCGTCTGAAAACGGACAGATCATCTTCCGAAAACATAATCTCGGCATCTATTTTTGGTACTATAGAAAACTGCATATTATGAATTTTATCTATTATCGCAAAGATAATTAAAAAAAAGTTAAACGTATTGGTTGCATACAGTTTTATGTCGTATATTTGCTGAAAATTTAAAAAAAATATAACGATGAATGTATTAAGCCTTTTCGATGGAATGTCGTGCGGACGGATAACACTTTCCGAACTTGGCATTCCTGTAGAAAAATATTATGCGTCCGAAGTGGACAAGTTTGCCATAAAGGCAACTATGCAGAACTTCCCTGACACCATACAACTTGGTGATGTAAGAGAGTTGGATGTTAGCTTGCTAGATAAGATAGATTTGATAATCGGAGGATCTCCATGTACTAACCTGTCCATGTCCGGCAAGAGAAAAGGGCTTTCAACGAAAGAAGGCATGGAGGTTTTAGACTTGAAAACGTATCTTGAATTGAAGGAGAACGGTTTCGAGTTTGAAGGGCAATCCTATCTGTTTTGGGAATACATACGTATATACCACGAACTTATTGAGCGTGGTGACAATCCCAAGTTCTTCCTTGAAAATGTGGAAATGGGAAAGAAATGGGAATCTGTGTTCAATGAAACAATAGGGAGGAAAGGGATACATATCAACTCCGCACTTGTATCGGCACAAAACAGAAGGCGCATATACTGGACGGATATTTATGACGATATTCCACAGCCGGAAGATAGGGGTATATTGTTAAGGGATATTCTTGAAGAAGAGGTTGATGAAAAATATTTCTTGTCTGACAAGATGATTGAATGCTTGAAGGGCAGGGTAAAGACGGAAAAATTCAGTCCTGTCCAGTTTAGCCCTATCAAGTTTCCGTATGAACAAAAGGCTCGCACTATAAATACAAGATTGTTCAAGATGGGTGACAATGACAATTACATACAGGTGGGTAATAATGATGGAAGCACACAACCATGCGTTATAATTGCTACTCCTAATATTGCCGATATTACAATTCCAAACAAATATATAAAGAAAAATATACGCAGTATAGACGATAAGGCTCATACATTACTTGCTACATCACACAAGGGAGCAATGGCAAACGGTATGACGCTAGTTGATAACGGTAATTTTCGCATTCGTAGGCTTACCCCCACCGAGTGCGCACGACTTCAAACCGTTCCCGAATGGTATATATGGGATGGAATATCCGATACACAGCGTTACAAGATGCTTGGGAACGGATGGAACATAGAAACAATCAAACATATCTTTAAATATTTGAAAAAACAATGAATGTACTAAGTTTATGTGACGGGATAGCTTGTGGACGTATTGCACTAGAGAGAGCAGACATAAAGGTAGACAAGTATTACGCAAGCGAAATAAACGAACCGTCTATCAAGGTTGCACTGGATAATTATCCCGATATAATTGAATTGGGTGATATAAAAAATTGGAAAGAATGGGATATACAGTGGAAAGATATTGATTTATTGATTGGCGGAACACCATGCCAGGATTTCTCACAGTTAGGGAAAGAGAAACTGAACTTCGATGGCGAGCGTTCGGGATTATTCTTTGAATATGTCAATATACTGAACCATATCAGACAGTTCAATCCTAACATAAAATTCCTGCTTGAAAATGTGAAGATGAAATCCGATTGGGCTGATTTGATTTCGTCACATCTTGGAGTAGACTATGTGTATATCAACAGTTCCGATTTCTCCGCACAAATGAGAGCAAGATACTACTGGTGCAACTGGGAAATACCTGCATGGAAGGACAAGGGAATATTGTTCAAGGACATAATCACGGACGGGTATGTGGAGAAAGACAAGTCATGGTGTATGCTTGAATCATGGAACAGGTTTGCCAAGAACCCCGAATCACTGTTGAGAAGATACAAGAAATGCCTTACACCGCTGATATTCAGTTATCCAGACTGTGATGCGGAAAAAGGTTTCAGGACACCAAATATTACAGAAGCGGAAAGATTGCAGACAGTTCCAGAAGGATACACAAAGTCAGTACAGCCACATATAGGGATGGGGCTTCTAGGAAATGGATGGACTGTAGATGTTGTTAGTCATATTTTGAAAGGAATGAAATGAACCCTATAGTTAGTCATATTTTTGCATTCCTTTGCGGATGCTCGTTTGTCATACTTGGTGCTATTTATTTTGGAACGAAAGGAGATTGAATGGAATAATAGACGGGGTACTAAATGAATTGTGCGATGGAATGTGTGTAGAGTGTGATAAGTGCTTTATTAATCGTGGGAAATTAACCGATATTAACTCCCCCTTACTTATAAACGGTAAGGGGGAGGATTGTGGTTATAAACTAGGACCCATAGAAAGAAGCAATGTACTATCTTTATATGCAGCACTGTTAAGGCTTACCAAATTGCCATTAATGCAATATTTTTTACTTCTATAACAATAAAGAAAAATTATAGAACAATAAGGAATATTTATAGAAAAATAAGAGTAAATTATTTACATTTTTATTTACAAATAAAATATGAATATATTGAAGTTGGAAAAACAAGTATAAAACAGATAGCTCCTATAGATTTCTACTGCCTGAGGTATTTTTCCGGGTATTTTTGAGATTTTATTTGATTTTGTTTTACATTCCTGCGCTTAGAATACTTCTGGTTAGCCCTTGTCAGATCCTTGATGATCGTTTCATCGAACACCTCGGAATATATCTCTGTTGTCTTGACCGATGTATGCCCCAAGAGTTTTTGGACGGTGGTTATCGGAACGCCTTGATGTACCAACAGAGTAGCACAAGTGTGTCTGCTGGTATGGTAGGTGAACTTCTTGCCGATATGCGCCATTCTTCCCAATTTCTGCAATGTTCGGTTGGTGTCGGAATTGCAGCCTAATGCAGCCAGTTGTTCGATACTGTCGTACTTCCGCATTATGCCCAGTGCCTTTCCGTTAAATAATAGATATAGCGGGATATTAAGTTTAACGCCTGTTTTGACGCTGTTTAGGACCAACCATTCCTTTCCGTCAACTGTTACGAGATTCTTACAGGTAAGTTGTTTAAAATCAGAGAATCTCAATCCGCAATAGCAGCAGAAGAGAAATGCGTCCAGTATGTGCCGGCTGTTGTTCTTCCTGTCGGGCAGTTCAAGTCTTTCTAGCTTTTCCAAGTCGACAGGCATCAGGAAGTTATGTTCTTTCTTCTCCCGCTTGATCTTGAACTTACGGAAAGGATATGCCTCCTGTAATATATAACCTTCGTTTATTGCCTCGTTAACCAAGGTACGAAGTATTCTCATGTGCTTCCCTACCGTGTTTACTTTCAATCCCTTGTTACGCAAGAATGCGTCAAATTCCTTTAGAAACGTATAATTGATGTCCGTGAACTCTATCACGTTCCGAAATTCCTTCAATGTGGCTACCGTGCCCAGCATGTTATCCTTGGTTCCCGGTTTCCTATCGGAATTCACTATAACCTGTTGGGCGAACTTAAGAAACGAAACCACGGGTTTTACCCCCTTCCTTACAGCTTCCTTCAATGTGGATAAGTTAGATTCAAGACCTCTCTTCCAATAGCTTAACTCTATAGCCTGTAATTCCAATATATGCTCATATAGCATTGCATTAAGTTCTTGTGACTGCGGATGGTTGATTACTTGGGCACCATCCTTACTCCAACATTCCGGCTTTAGATAGACATTGGTTTTAAAGTATACCTTCCTCTGATTCAGATAGGCTTCTATTTGTACAAGGGCTGTCCCCTGTCGGTTTAACTTGTTTTGCCGGTTATAAACTAAACGATATCTGATCTTCTCTAACATACTCAACTTTTTGTTTTTAAAGTTAAAAAAATTCTTCTGCATTTACAAAATAAACCACAAAAATTGTTCTGGGGGGACTCTTGCCTACTGCAAATAATGAGAAGAAAGGATTAATGCCAGCAGGAGGAGTATCAAGAATCCCTTCTTTTCGATACTCATCTGATAATATGTATAAATTGGAGTATCCATTTTATGGCATTGTCGGTGGGCATTCAGACAGGGCCAACACAACTTCTTTATATGTTATGGAAGTAGATCGAATTTATAAGATTTATGCTACATCTGGTAATACTATTTCTTTCAAAAAAGATAGTGATGGAAATGTTTATGCAAGTGGTGGCGATGGTGGCTTTAAGTTTTATATTATCCCTTTCAATGGAAGGACTGTAGAAGTGTATAGCGGGGATATATCCAATTTTGAACAAATTAGCGTTCTATAATAGTTGACACTTTTTCTTTTATTGAAGCGACCTGGGGGGATTCTTGGGTATAAAAAACGGGTGGTCCGGTACAAGCCGGTTCCACCCGATCCTGATATGCACAACGCCATGTGCGGTGCAAAGGTAATCCATGTTTCTAAGAAGCCAATACAAAAGTTCTAAAATCTCCCCACTCTCCGTTCAAACAACGTCTGAAACCAGCAACATCAGCTCCCAAGCGGAATGCCATTTGAATTACATATCCTTGTCCATCGTTAAAAACTATCATTATGGAATAATTGAGAACAACACTAATTCCATTATCTCCGGTCACATGATACATTCCGCTTGCAGTTGCACTATTTACCTCTTCGTCTGTGGTCAATTTACGTTGTGGCATGAAAGGGTACAGATTCAAACTAGTGAAAAGTCCCCCCAGATCGCCAACAGGCAGAAAATCTTGTCTAAATTCCTACCTGTGTGAGCGTACTAATATCTATATCTACTTTAGTTGCTGAAATGGCATTATAAATCGGTATGCGGTTGGCAAAATATGCTATAGCGTATCCCCATCCACTCACGTAAACATAATAATTGTAATCATTATCTCTATACATTCTTATTGATGACGGTCCAGAATTATGCGTAATACATAACCCATTACCACCGCCATGCATACAGATAATAGAGTAGTCATCAACTACTTCCGAATTACCTTCACCAACAATCTTAACAACCAAATTTAAATTCCTTGTAAAATCAATCCTATATAAGGTTGCAGATCCTCTACCTTCTGCCATCCTTATATAGTTTTCATTTTGCAGAAGTTCTCCCAGCTCTCAAATATTGCTAAATTCTTGTCAAGATATAGGAATTTCGATTGCGCCGGATGGTAAATCTAGATTGTTTTCATGGCTTAGATTGAGCCCCCCATTCGTGCCAATGCACAATGTACTGATATACACGTATGCTAATGATTTTACATAAACAATGGTTTTGTTCCCTTTTTTTTGATAATAAACATTAGTTAAATAGGTTCCTCTTTTTATCGAATTAACGGATAGATCATCGCTATATCCTGTTAATAAAACAACAGACGGAGATGAATTTTCATGGTTCTTAAATACTGAAACAAGCATTGATATTCCTGTTGTAATATTTTTAAATTCGGCAATTTTACAATAATTCTGCTGGTCTGCTTGATATGAAGTGGTCATTCTTTGAATTGATGGCATCAATCCATCTTTTTCACTCGTTGCAACACCTATCAGTCCCCCCAGGATTGTAGCTAATTGCTGTTTTGTAACTTTTGCCACGTCATTTCCTTTTACAACCAACGCATAATCAAAGTCCGTCAACTGCGATACTTCATTTAATTTTTTATCTGCCATAATCGTATTTTTTTTAATTATTTATTACTACTTGATTTTCTACCACTTGAACATAGCCACCCGAAACAAGATTTTCCAAATCGAATGCCATGCCTATTCCACTGTCACGGATACAGAGATAAAGTACTTCCTTATCGGTGTAATACTTGCCTTCCTCCAGTACCATGTTATGTACCCAAGGTATAGGATCATCCAATGTACCGGAGTGTTCTATCTGCACAACCTTGTACAAGGATTCCGTACCCGTTCCCAGCTTCCAGTCCTCCTGCGGTGTATGTTTCTGTACAACCTCGTAGAGTGTACCATCATAACGGAACCGGAACGACACATCAACCTCCGTACCTATCAGATCCTCCCATGCCGGAAAATAGTCTTTCTTCGACAATGCTTCTTCTGTAGTAAGCCCGGCATTGTTGATATTCGCTGAGATATCATTGAGCAGCGTATCCACACGGTCAAGTGCTTCAACGTCTATAGCCGCCACATCAATAAATGACGTTTCGGCAATCATCTGCTCCTTCTGCTTCGATGTGATCTCTTTCCACACAGCCACATCCTCAGGGCTGTTTATTACTACCTGATTTTCAAATCTTCGTTCCGACAGAGGCATATCCTCGGCCTGTGTCAGATAACAATCATAACCTGCTTGTAATATCATTCTTGTTCCTCCTTTTCTTTTGTGTCCAAATAATCGTTTATGGAATCCGCATAAACTCCCGAAAACAACGGCGTACAGTCGCGTATAATTCGTATTTCCCGTTCATCGTAATCTACTTCTCCTTTGCCAGAGTAAATCTTATGAGCCAGAGAACTGGCGGCTATGCCCGGAACATTTGTGTATATGGCATTAGCCAATGACTCCGCAATATCCATCTCAACTCTGATATCCTTCTTTATCCCTGTGTAACAAGGAAATTTTGTAAAATCTATTTTCATAATTTATATTTTTAATTCCAACAATCAATCCAGTTCATAAACCACTTGTTATTATGCTTGTCATAATACATTGCTGCCGCCTTTGACTTGGCCAAACCTATCGAAGTGCTGACCTCCCCGGAATTCCAGCCGACAAGATTTGTTCCGGCTATGGTCACATCACCACCAGAAACGTTTCTTATCCAGTAGAACTGCCCGTCTTCCGCAGTGGACGGAACAGTCAGCGTAATACGGGACGTTACAGCCATGATAACACTATCCATCACTGACAAAGTTGTGCTCTTGCTTATTCTGCGCAATCTGAGCCTAAACCCACAGATGTCCCCCTTGACGATATACAACGCATGATTCCCGGTATACTGAAAATCATTATCATCATAAGCATGGGAACCTTGTATGTCAAAATACATGCCCACATTGCCATACGCCGTATTCGTTATATTCCTATTAACCGAAATACGGGATGGGCATAATATTGCCCCCCCACTAGATGAAGGAAAAGTATCCGCTCCAATAAACACGCTTGAATAACTTCCGGTAAATCTTACCAAGTTGGCGGAAAGGAGCATGGCATTATTCCCGGAAACCGATTCCATACTTGAGGTGGAAATATTGAAACCGCCAATATTTCCACCTGTGGCAGTTATTGTCCCCGTGATATTTGCCTTCGTTGCAACAAGATTCCCTTCCTGATCCACCCGGAACGGAGCACTGCCCGGAACACCACCGCCAGCCCATATCCTTACAGGTGTCGTACCGGCTTCCTTGCTGCTTCCTCCTGTAAGACCGGCTACGACATTATTATTCGAATCCTTTATTATCAGTTCATTCCCTTGGACGAAATCAAGACTGGCGTTCTTGGCAATAATAAGACTGGTATAGATGGGACCAACATTACTTAATTCCGTCCAGTAGGTAGTGTTAGTATAGGTTATAGAAGACGAAGATGTATGTGTTTTAATACACTTATAAACATCCCATCCGTCCACCGCACTATTGTTTCTCACCATTACGATATCAATATACCGCGTGCCGCTTGTAAGGGCTTCGTCATTTCTGTACGTTACCCCGGTTGTCCATTCGGAATCCCGTATGATACAGCCCTGTATTCCTTGTACGCCCTGATCTCCCTTATCTCCTTTGTCCCCCTTTTCACCATCATCACCCTTGTCGCCTTTTTCTCCGGTATCGCCCTTCTCAGCCCATACGTCATATTCGGCTGTATTCACTTCACCCGTCAAGCAGTATCCGCCATCGTTGAAAGTGAACCGGTTGCCGGCATTGTCCGTCCAGCACCACAAGGGAGGATTCGTAGTGGATGCCTTGGCTACATAAGAGCCGCCTCCCATCGAAACAACGCCCATCTTGGGTACAACCATTCCGGTCTTGTACTGACCCATCTGGGTGTAACCCTGTCCATCCACGCCATCCTGAATCATCGGCACGCTCTCTATATCAACCAATACACCTTTCGCATCATAGAATGAAAATATGATTTTGGAAGAAATGGATGAAGAAGGAATAGAGGCACCATTACTGGTACTGATTTCAGAACCGTTATCTATGGCGTATTTCAAGGTTCCATCCGTAGTGACTTCCGAAACACCGCCAACTGTTTTCATCCTCGTTGCAGAAATCCCGGAAACGGAATACGTACCGTCTTTCTTCTTCACAATATTGCTCGCCGAAGTGACCAGACTATACAATACCGCATTCTTACCGCCACGTACACCGGCAAGCGTGAACTTGAGTACACGTGACTGTTCCACACCGTCAGCCATAGCCTTCACGGTAATTGATATCTCAGTACGATCAGCAAGAGCCGTTCCTTTCGCTACAGATAATGTAATATCACCCGTAGACAAGTCATAAGAGGATGTTACACCTGTCACGCTCTGCACGGATATGGAGGAAAGGGAAAGCTTTGTTGCTCCGTTCCACATGGATGCTGTTGTCGTAATTGACACCTCATCCACAGTTTTCCCATTTTCGTCCAATGCAGCATTATCCATCTGGTTATCCAGGTCGGCACTGATCGCATTGAACGAATGGTTAGCCCACGGTTCGGGAGTAGAGAAAGCACCCCATATACCGTCCTTCTTTGTCCTTTTGCTTACCCATTCATAGGGTATGCTTGCCGACACGCCTACAGGATCATCATTCCAGCCGGAAGGCACATAATCGTCAGTCTGTGATGTTTCCGGAGTGGAAGGTCTTGTATTCGTTGTGGTGTTCGTGAAGATAAACTCATGATCTTTCGCATCCCTTCCGTCTTTTCCGCTTTGGACAAGAAGTTCATATTCGTCGGTATTTATCTCGCCTGTAAGACAATATCCGCCATCGTTGAAAGTGAACCGGTTGCCGGCATTGTCCGTCCAGCACCACAAGGGAGGATTCGTAGTGGATGCCTTGGAAAGGAATGAACTTCCTCCCATTGTAACGATACTCATTTTGGGAACTACCAAGCCGGAATACCACGGACCGCTATTGGTCACGCTCACACCGTCCTTTCCCGGTGCTCCCGGTGTTCCCGTATCACCTTTAGACGCAATTTCCAGCCAGTCGCCATTAGATCCCGGTACAGAGGACGAACCATCCTCATTGATACACGCCCACATGCTTCCGTTATAAGACAAGCTGTCGTAGTAATCGTAATGTACGCCAGGTATATAGCCTTCCTCACGGAAATTCAAAGTCTGCACAGGTGTTCCATCCGGCTTTATCTGCTTGATGATACCTGTCATATATATATTATTCAGATACATGGAATAACCGTCCATGTTCAGTCCGAATATATTCAGATTGGAAAGGTCGCCATATTGTAGGGCAACATTGGCGGCGGATATCTCCCATGTATTCTGTTTCCACAACATACGGGTGTAAGTCCTTGTTTCGTAGACTGAGGTCTGGCGCTCCGTATTAGTAAAGCTGCCGTATGCCACGAAAGTCATCATCTCAAAAGGGTCGAAAGAAGAAGACCACGATGAAGAAGTGGGGCGCAACTGGTACTTGAATGTTTCGTTTCTTTCACCTGTAACTTCCGTAATCGTGAAATAGACTGTACAGAATCCGGCAAAACGTCTGTTACCCTTTCCATCGTCGTAATCCTCCGTAGCGTTCCCGGTGATGTTATGATAGATACCCATACAGATATCGCCTACTGCGACAGCACCAATCTCACCATCTTCCAGCTTAAGTGTACATGTCTTGGTCCCTGTATCTACTGTTTCTATAATGCCGGCTCCGGGCGCACGCCACTTGTCGCCCAGCGTGACCATCACACGATTGTATCTTAATTCGGGAACTTCGAGAAACCGGCGGATAAACATGCTCTCAAACTCCCCATGCCCTGTATCGAATATCTTGGCTCCGAATCCGGTTAAGCCGCTTGCAAAACCATTCTTTCCGAAAACAGCACCGGCAAACATACTGAGAAGAAATTTAGTGGAATCCGCCACGTCCTTCCGCACGAATATCTCTTTCAGCTTCTCCGCACTGTTCTCTATCTCAGTCATTACACGCAATGCGCTCATCACATCCTCATCGGTGTAGGTGACATCCTTGTCACCCTGCTTTACGATGCGGTTTATCAGATTCCCGGCTATCTTAAGACCTTTAAGAAAATTGATTATGCCTTGCGCATCATCGTTATTCAGTGCTGACAAAAACCAATTAAGCACAGGAGTATCATCGTCTAGTGTGTATGCGGATTTAGCATGATCGGCATTTGTTATATTGCTACTTCCACCGCCACTTCCCGTTCCGCTTCCCGTACCACTTCCACCTAATGTTACATTTGTCGTATTCTGTGTTGAAGTGGTCTGATTTTCCTGCGCCAGCCGTTCATAGAAGGACAGTATCTTTCTTCTTGCAATGGTACATGAATATGACGGAAACATATTCTCTTTGGAATATTTAATCTCCAAAGACTGTATCTGCAACTGCATATCCACTATCTGACCGCTATCAGAGAAATCGAAAACGCCTATTCCATCATCCCTTACCTTTAGCATATTTCCTTCTATGAAGTCAATGAAAAGGTTAGGATGCTCTGCGACAAATCCACTAGATATGTCTATTGAAACAGTTTTATTCTCATGGTCATATTTTGACAGGTAGTCAAGAGCCGCCTTTTCAAGCGTATTCTCAGCCATTGTCACATACGATTCGGGCATGACAATATTCAGAATGACAAACTCCGTTCCTGCTGCAATTGAAGGAGATTTACCATCCGTGTAAAGGGGAAGTTTGGCATTGTCGCTATCCGTTCTGTAACATGATATTTTATATCGTGCCCCCTTATTAAACATGGCAACATCCTCTTCCGTTTCTCCTGTATCACCGTTTACTTCACCGTAAAGAGGAATAATACCGTTTTTGTTTATCTTAAATTCCGTTCCCGTATAAGTTCCTGTACGCATACTGAACACCGCGTCCGTTACAGAAGCGTATTTATAATAGAACCTGTCCTGTGAACCGTCCTGATTACCGAAATGTATGTTGCAGGTCATTTCCTCACTAAAGCCTATCTTACAGCTTCCAGCAGGAACATCGGAATCAAACGTGAACTCAACACGTATGGTGACTGTCGTATTCTGACCTTTTTCTATATATCCTACAAGAGCGGTCTTGTCGTAAGGTATTTCAAGCATACCAGTAGCACCTTCCTCTCCGATAACAACCTCTTTCAAAGGAGAAGCCTGACCCAATACACGGTTCGTAACCATACGTAGGTTAATCTTCACCTTTTTCCCTACAGCATCACTTCCTATGGGCAATACACTGAAAAGCATCTTCCCGGAGAATGTGGCAGTAACCTTTACAGGCTGGTCATAATATGCCCTTGTACCATATATATCAAAACGCTCAAAATCCCTGTACTTGTCAAACATAGCATGGGGTTTGTACTGGGGCTGCACATTGTCGTTTATCTTGTCGGATGAATCACCGTCCTCATATACCTTGTACCCTAGGTTGAATCCTGGAGAGGTCATATAAATGAAGAAACTGTCACTATCATCACTCTTTATAGGAGTAGACCCGATGATTTTATCTATTCGTGTTGCTGCGCTAGCACCCTCACCTGCCACCTTTCCCGATTGAGGGTCTGGTTCTCCATCCGCCTTGTATGTATCCCATTCGGGAAGTCCTGACGGGTACAGATCGCCAAGCTTTTTCCCTCTGATGGAAGGATATATCCCACTGAACGTGTTTGATATGGTTTTTCCTCTTACACCATAGTTCTTCAATCCATATTCACTGTCAATGAAATATCTTATGTTCCCGTCAGAATCATTCGGAAGAAGGATGTACGGGCAATAGCGTGATTCATCGGCAGGCTTAGCGTCCTTCTTGTATTCAGGCGGAACGTTCCTGCTTCCACCTTGTGGTATGATTCGGGTTATGACAGGTGTACTTGTATCTACGGAAGAGGAAACTTTTACAGCACCCCCACCGTCACCCTGCTTGAATGTCCAGTTTACGGACGGTCTTGTCTTATCTGTAATGGTTATTATTCCTCCATTGGCTGTCGTAGAGAAATAATAGTTTAGATAAAACTTGTCATAGAAAAATTTCAATGCTTCAAACAGGTTGGTGCCATCGGTTATGTCAATCATATCCTCTGTCAGTTCGCCTTCCGCATCCACATTCAATGTCCATGTGCCAATGCCTGTATATCCTGCACCCAATGACGCATTGTAAGACTGTATATTCGCTTCTATACGTGCGGCAAGCTGTTTTGCATCACCCCAAAACTGGAACAGACCGCCATGAGTGTATCTTATCTTATTTATTTCCCCACCTGTTCCGCTTACTATGTCAAGAAATGCCACATTCTGCAAAAGCACCTCCTTACCGTAAAACAGAAGGGAGTATTTGTATTTCCCTGCTTCGTTAAGATTATCTCCCGATGGGGCTTGGTACAGGATGAATGTATTACCGTTATATACGACTGTATCGTATTCCGATTCGCTTTTTGAGTTGTATGCCTTGAACTCTATCGGAACAACGGAAACGACTTCACAAGTCAATTTTCTCACTTCCTGCAAAGACGGGCTGTATGAAAAATCAGCACTTTCCGCAACAACTTTATTTCCTCTTTTAATCTGTAAAATCATTGGTCTTTAAATCGCTGGTTGGTCAATACTGAAATTTAACGAAAATGTATATGCAGACACAAGTTTATCCGGGTTCTGCAAGTCCTGAACGTCCTGATAACTCATCTTTGCGCCTGTTTCAAAACCAGTGCATCTTATCACCTGCTTTGCCGATTCGCCCCATATATCATTCCATATAGAAAATGAAGATGAACCGTAAGGCGTATCTGGAGTGGCAGGTATCACATTGGTTATATATGAATAGAACGAACGGATATTCGTCTTTACCGTTTCCACATCTCCCAAAGCGGCAAATGTTATGCTTCCTTCCGTTGGCTGGTAAACAGGCGTTACAGGTTCGTACACCTTCTGACCGTTCTTGTCATACCATTTTTCGGCATAGGCTTCCTTTCTTGTCGGCAAATCCCATAATCCCTTGCTTTCAAGTATATACAGCCTGTATGTGGCATACAAATCCTTTGCCGTATCGCTTCCTTTCTTTATAAAATATTTAGATATAGACATCCGTTCAATTTTCAATTAATGCAAAATTAGAAAAAATATTTTAAAAAACAATCAACTTCACAAATTATTTTTCTATATTTGCATCACAATCGGTGCTTTGGATGAGTGGTTTAGTCAACGGTCTGCAAAACCGACCACAGCGGTTCGATTCCGCTAAGCACCTCAAGTGATTGGATTTTTTTTTGTTCATAATCAAACTGGAACGCCCTGCCAACTGTGAAGCTAGCAGGGCGTTTGTTTTAGTCAATTATAACTTTTATCGCATTTCCGCCTGACCTTGGGGCAATGGAAACGACACTTAGAAGTGCTGTCTTTATCGCCATAGTTGCGGCAAGCTGCTGGGTGAGAACCTCCAACTGTGACTGCTGTATGGCTGTCATGTTCGTTCCTCCCGTTCCTGCCGAACCACCATTTAACGATACCAACTGACGGAGAAGATCGCTTTGGACAACCATTTCGTATCTCATCCCGTTAAGATAACCCAATGCCTGGTTGAATGTATTCTCGTCAACTCCTGCAATGGCGTTGGACAGACCTTCCGCGTTCTCTTCCGTTTCGGTAAGCATTCCGCCTAGGGCGTTGTTTATCTCATTGACTACACCCCCGGCTTCCGCAAAGGCTGATTCCAATGAACCCATTACATTTCCTAGTATTATAAGTTCATCCTTATCTATCTTGTTATCCGCAAACATACCACCTTTGCCGTCTGCTCCGAACAATGTGGTCTGTACCTGTTGCATTGCCTTTTCTATGTATTGTTGCTGTACCCAACTCTTAACAACATCTCTCATAACGTCTGCCACAGTGTCCTTATAAGCCTTTGCAGCATCCTCGCCTTTCAGCCATGCTTCAACAAGAGCATCACCTATCTGACTAGCCCAGTCTTTCAAGTCAATACTATACAACTCACTGGCAAGTGTTTCTGTATAATATCTTATCTCGTACTCTAATTCTTTTATGGTTTGTTTGTATTCTTCTACCTTTTCCCTGTCGGACTTTTTCTTATCTTCTTCGGCAGCAAGAATATCCTTTTGAATCTGCAACTGTTCTTTTAAGTTGGAAACCTGTTGGGATGTCACCTCATCAAGTCTTGCCGGGTCTATAATGTGCTCAAATTCCTTTTCAAGCATATTATATATATTGGTCAACTTCTTTGATTCAAATTCAAGATCTTCTATATGCTTTTGGAGCCTTTTGTCATGCTGTCTGTTAAATGTAGCGATAACATCAAGAGGCATGGATATTGCCGAGCCTATCGCACCTGCAAAATCACCGCTTTTGAATGAATCCCATGATTTCTTCACGCCTTCATTCATAACTCCCATAGCTTCCGAGAACTGGTTCATTTCTCGCATAAATCCGCTCTCGGTATCCTTACCCATAGAATCCATGAGGTTGGACACGGATGCTATTATCTGCTGCATGGCTTTTATGGCATTGTATATGTTGGTTATGATAAAGTCGATAAGATTTACCGTCTGCAAAGCGTTCTGTGCGGCAGCCATCATTCCTTTACCAGTCTTGACAGCTTCCTGTCCGCTCTTATATCTTGATTCGGCTTCCGACTTGGCACTCAAAGCGGCATTGGCGGCTTCTTCATCACCATTCTTCATTGCGTCCTCATATGCCTTGGAAGCATTTTTGATGTCAGCCATAGCCTGTTGCATATCATTCATACCTGCCATCATCTTTGACTTTCCAGCATCATATCTCTTGTTGTACAGACCTTCAATACCATCTTTCATGTATGTTTGCAAGTCAGACTGATTGTTCTTCATCATCTTCTCTATCTGCTTGTCCACGCGTTCAAGTTCTTTCATGTACTCTCTTGCACTGATAGCACCCGATCTGAATGCACTATTAAGCATTTCCCTTGTCTTGTCAGCTACAGTATTTGCAGCTTCCATAGACATTGCTTCCACCGCACCGAAGAAGTTTTGATAGTCGGTAGTCAACTTAAACAAGTCCATCTCTTCGCTTTTCTGCAATGCGGAAGTCAAGGATGTATTACCCATTCCTTCTGCGGTTGCGATCTTTTTACGGTACTTTTCTCTGATAATATCCACCTGGGTATAATAATCTCCATATTCAGCCAAATCATTAGCATATTGTCTAGCCATCTCACCGAAATAGCCTTTCCATGCGTCAATCATACCTTGGATAACTTGTTTCTGTTCATCACCTATATTCTTATTCCCCTTAATAGCCTCCTGTACCTGATTGATATACTGGTTCATTGAGGTGAATGAAGATGTGTCGGGCACGACAGAAACGCCAAGGTCAAGATTCATTCCTGCCAATGCGGATTGCAAATTGTTATATATACCTGCTGCAAAACTTTCAGCCATGGTAGATGTGTCACCGCTGAATTGAACGGCAAGGTCTAAGGCAAGGTCTGAATCACCCGTTATCCCAAGTATGTCACTGTAAAAGTCATACTTGTTCTTGTATCTGTCAAACTCATCCGTAATCCTCTTCATCACCTTCTTGGCTGCATCAACATAAATTTCAGAGGACAATTCGGCTGCTTTCCTTGCATTTTTAACAGCATCCTGTGGAACACGTGTTTCCAATTCCTTTGCAGCCTTGTTGTAATTGTCAACAATAGCCTGTTTGTCATATACAAGGTCTACGCCAAGTTTTAACGCCTGTGAACCGTAGATGGCTTCAATCTGCTTTTTAGCTTCTTCCTTACCTATGTTAATGCTCAAATCCTTAAACTTGGAATAGGCGGATTCAAGCAATGACAACCTGTTTTTCCAAAGGTCAGCAAGAGGATCTCTTTTCTTCCCTTCCTTCTTCTGCTTTTCCAGTTCAAGGTTGAATTGTTTTGCCGTTCCCGTAGCCTTTGACATCGCTTCGTTGGCAGCGTTAAACTCGCTTATTATTTGCCTTAATGTTTCAAGTTCTTCGGGATTTACCAATCCTGTCATTTGGTATTTATCACCTACTTTTTTCAGTTTACCCTCTTTGGTAAATTTATCAATAGTTCTCTGATAGTTTTCTATCGTACTTTTTGAATCCTTATATTCCTTTTTTACGGCATTAAAGAAATCTTCTACAGTCTTTATATCTGACGTTTTGATTGTTATAGTCCACGCTTTTCCTGTAATCTCGTCAAGAGATTTCTTCCATCCTGTCAATCCTGCTTGGGCTTCCCTATCATCAAGTTCAAATTGAATACGCCATCTTTCTTTTGCCAGTTCGTTTAATTTCTTTCTAGCATTTTCCCCTAATTCATTAGCTACTGCAAATTCATCAAGATGTATCTTTAATTGTTTCTGTTGCTCATCAGTAAGGTTTTTTACATCTATATTGCCAAATACATCTTTAAGTTTTTTCTCAGTATATTTTGCAAATAAATTAAAGGATGATTCAAGTTTTTTTACTTCATCCGTGATGCCCATCCTCAATTTCTCATACTCCTTCAACAATTCCTCACTGTCAAAATGGGTTTTGTTCTTGAATATTTCAAATGTTCGTGCATCTCCTGACGTTTCAGCCAAAGAACGTATCTTCTCTACAATAGTAGCTGCCGAAGCCCCTTTGTTTATCAGTTCGGTAAGTTCGTTTCTCCATTCCTTAGTACCCTTACCCATGTTTATAATTTCCTTGGATGCCTGTACTATCTGACCACGAAACTCTTCTATATCCTTACTTGCCGAAGTGAGTTTTACAGACGATTTCTCGTAATCTTTAAGCATATCAGAGAATGAATCACCAAATACACCCGTAGATGTTGCCTTATCCGCCTTGAACATTATATCCGCATTTTCGGCAGCACGTTTATAAACCTGCTCTAGTTCCGATGCCGACTTTTGCAGATATTCGACACGAGATTTCTGATCATCTATTTTCTTGCTGTTATGTACTATATACTGCCCCATATTGCCATATTTAGACAATACTCCAGTAAGTGTTTCCTCATACGACTGCAACTGTTTCGTGTCAAGCTGTTCAAGGTTTTCCGGGGTAAGTTTATCGAAGTTTATCTTGTCAAGGTCTTTTTGCAAATCACTGTATGATTCACGGAAAGACTTTGCACTGTCCTTTATCTTCTGATTGAACTCTTCCGAACGTGCAGACATCACATGAAACGCTTCCGCCACAAGTCCTGCAACGGTAAGTATCGTCATGAGCGGATTAGCCTTTATCGTAAGCCACAATGTTTTCAATGAATTTGTCAAACCGAATGTTGCCAGTTTGAATCTGTTCATCAACATTGTCGTTTTTGTCATAGACAACATTCTTGCAGCTTCCGCACCTGTCAGTTTAAGTTCGGTGACAAGAAGATGCCGTTCAGCCTGTGTCAGCATATTCGTGGCAAGAATACGTTTTGCCATCTCTGCCGACATCTTTCCCGAATTAACGGCAGCAGCTATCTCTACGGCAGACAGCTTGGATGCTGTAGCTATCTTCCATCTCTCGGCAGTAGTTAGCGTTCTATACATTGCAGCCTGTTTAAGTAACTGTGCTTCCCGTAATTTTTCAGCCTTAATTGCATTAGTTGTTGCGACAACCTCTTTACCGAGCATAGCTGTTCTAGCTAGCTGTAATCCTTTCAACGCGGCATATCCTACAGCAACGCCCTCTATTGCTTTAGAGAAGTATCTCCAGTTGTTCATCGCATCGGTTATGCTTCCAACGATACCTTTCAGAACGGAATCATTCGCCTCGCCTATGTCATTCATCATAATCTTGTATGAATCGGCAAGGTTGCTTACCATACCTTTCAAAGATGCGGCTTGTATTTCCTGCATCTTGTAGAACATACCACCATCTTCCGTCATTGTGGTAAACATCTCCCGAATATACTCGAAAGGAATCTGACGTGTTGATATGGCGTTGAACACATCATCAGTAGTTTGAGCCACACCTCTTACTTCTTCCAGTTTTTTTCTCAATGAATCCAATGCAGGAATACCGGCCTCTGTCAATTGACGTAATTCCTGCCCTCTCAATACACCTGCGCTTCTTATCTGACCATAGGCAAGAATGATACGTCCCATATCAACGCCAAGACCTGCGGAAACGTCCGCAAGACTTTTCATTGTACCGTACAATTCGTTGACAGGTATCTGGAATGCAGCAAGCTGTTTGGTATATCCAACCAAATCGCTGAACTGGAAAGGAGATATTACAGCAAGGCCCTTAATCTGACTGAATATCTGGTCAGCCCGTCTTGCATCTTGTATAATGGCACGTAATGACACCTGTTGCAGCTCAAACTCTCCACGAATGGCAACAAGTTCCTGAAACATATCTCTGAAAAAGTAGAATCCGGCATAAGTCTTTATCGTATTGACAAACTCACGCATCATTCTGCTCTGCTTTGTCAGTTCCTCGGTAAATTCCTTTGAACTTGCGGCATTTTTCTGATTGGTCTGCTGCATCTTTGTTCCATAGGATGTAGCTTCGTTTACAAACTTGTTGTGTTCCTGTATCTTCCTGTTGAGAAGAGTAAGGGTACGGTTATAGTTTGCATCAGTCGTATTAAGCGCATTACGTCTGTTTGTCAATTCAGAAATAAGATTGTTAGCCTGATTGATAGACGTAGGATTGATATTAAGCAATTCATTCGTTGATGTTTTTCTTAAAGATGATTGCAACTTCTCCAATCTGCCCTGCAATTTTTGAATAAGAGCGTCAGCCTTTGTTATCTGATTGCTGTTTAAAGGAATATCAACCTTAAATTTATTCAATAGTTCAAGGCGTTTTTGTATGGCAGCAATTTTCTTGTTCAAGTCCTCAGCACTTCCCTCCGGCATACCAAGGGCAAGTCCAGACTGACCAGAAAGGTATTGTAGATACTTCTGATTGGTCTGCTGCATCTTTTTATTCGCCTGCTCCTGCTTTGATGCTTGTTTATCCATCTCCTTTGTCCGTGCAATCTCCATCTCGTATTGCTGGCGTAGAAGGTTAAGTTCTCTTTCATCGGAAATGGACAATTTGGGCGCACTGTTAGCAGTAAGGGAATATGCCGTTTTCAATCTGTTCAATTCAGCCACAAGATCATCTATCGCTTTCTTCTGACTTTCAAGATTGGCTTTTCTTGTAGCCATTCCCTTATCTCCGCCTGCATTGCCTAGGTTACGGTAAGTCTTTTCCAGTTTGTCATACTCTCTTGTCGCTTCGACAATCTTGTTTGACAACCCTTCCATCTGAACAAGTATATCCATTTTCTTGTTCGACTTTCCTTTCCCTACCTTGGACGCGTTTTCATTCGCTTTATTTATCTTATCTACAACCTCGCTAAGTTCTGCATTCATTTTGCCTATATCGGTCAACATAGGCTTGAAGGACATCTCCTGGTTAAAGGTGTCCTGCAACTTCTTCTGTATATCCTTTATCTGTTTGTCAAGACCGGAATCATCTAGCCCAATCTTAAACTTTAATGCTCCTAAATCAACATCAGCCATAGTTATTGTTTTTTTAATTATTGCAAAAATAGCAAAAATAAACACAATAGCATGATTTACAACAAACAAAAACCCATTAGTATTTTTTAACATATTAAAAATTGTGGATAAAAACGATTATGTTATCTTTGCAAAAAGATAAATGTATTATGGCATTTATAACCAATTAAACACTATTTAACTAAATTGGTATCACCCTTGGTAGAAGGGGATGAGGACGTGGAGTGGTCGGCAGTAGTCGGGACGGTGAAGCGTCAATATGTACGTGTATAAACGTATATAATTACCTGTGGAAAAACAATATAATTGAAAAGCGAATACTAGTAAATTTATGAATAAGCCGTTTTCTATATTGCTATTTTTTTTGTTACTGTCGTGTTCTTGTTCACGCAAGCTACTTCCATCTTCGACAAATACAACTATAGTAGACCATAACACGACAGTAACGGAAAGAGTAGTATGGCAATCAAAAATAATAACTCTTCCAACAGAACACATACAACATACAACATTTGAAGATAGTTCACACTTGGAAACATCATTAGCCGTATCAGACGCTAAAATAATGTCGGATGGCAGGCTTTTTCATAGTTTGAAAAACAAGAAAGACTTTCTACAAGACAGTATTCCATCTTTGGAAAAAGAAACGGTAGTGACGAAAGATTCGATAATAACCGTAGAGAAAATTGTAGAAGTAAAGGTAGAAAAGGAATTGTCTAAATGGCAAAAAATACTAATCAATCTTGGATACATAGGTATCGGTTTCATATTGTTTTCAGGTTACAAAATAGCCCGAAAGTTCGTGTAACTTTCGGGCTTTTTTTATTTATCTGTGTCAATTTGTACCTTAATGCTTTTTTTTAAATATTTCGCAACACTATCCATTACACACTCAACACACCAACCTAAAAGGTATGCAAAGTGCTCATCCTGCCCATTTTCATATCCCATAGAAATATCACAATACCCAAATACATTACAAACATAATGAACAGATTCATGAGCAACAGTTCCCACCCCTATACCATCGTTGGATAACCAAATAAGTACACCTAAATGGTTTGTACTTTTTTCCCTTACAAAAATAGTCATGCCTTTACAGCCCTTAATTTCATCTTTGGATGTATCTATCGGATCATGATTAAGTTTGGTGAATTTTCTATATATTTTCCCCCATTGGTCATCTCCCACTGCAACATACAGTTTAAGGGGATATATTTTAGGATCGTATTTTGTTATCATCGCAAAACATCTTTTAGTAATATATCGGGATGCTCTTCTTTAGGTTTAGATTCCTTGAATCTATATATAAAGCCACTTGCATCCTTGTTAGCTTCCTTATATAAATCTTCTGTAAGAGAAGCCTTGTACAACTTCATTTTCTCTTCAAAATGATAATCAAGTTTAGGCTGGTCCATTATTACTGCCTGTATATAACTCCATGAATATTTCCATAGCAAAGCCCAGTCCTTGATTATCATCAATCCTCCGAATAGCCTTAAATCTCCTCTGAATTGGGGGAAATCTTTTTGGATAGATCCTCGTGAGCCGATTTTGCATCGAGAGATAATTTCATGGCATCCTTCTTGCTTAATGTCGCTGTCGTATCTATCAAGAACGCTAAACGGATTGTATTTGTAAAAAAATCTCCCACATTAGCCCCCTCCACGATGGCTTCTATCAACGGAGTGAGTTCCTTGTGGTCATAATGCCTGCTTAACCACCAAGCATATATACGTCTTGCAAAAGGAATGATTTCAAAAAACCAATAGTTATTTAATATTCCTGCCGCAGCAACTTTGTATGGAATAGACGCATCATTTTTCATTATTGCAATCATTTCTTTCTTTGCTGTATCTGGATTGATAATATCACGAATCAGCAGTTTATCCACAATATAATCGTATGCCCCCAAACGAAGACCGCGTATTTTAAATTTCTTGTTACCAACCATAACTTCTTTATATTTATGAGTGGCAAACTTCTGCATTTTTATCTGATCGTCTAAATCAGGCTGTTTCCAATTAAATAGTCCCATGTATTATTAATCTAGCTTAAATGGTTTTACCGTTAATTTACCTTTTACATCCACTTTTGATATGTTTTCAGGTGAATTTGTAGAAACGAACACTTTCGTATATTCCGATGATATTATTTCAATACTAGCGTTATCAAGCAATGTAATATATACTATGCTATTATCAAGTGCAACAATATTTACATGACTGTTATCCTTGACATACATTTCTCCTATACCATAGTCATTATAGGTGACAACACAATCACAAGCTCCATTAAATATAGACCATTTAGGATTGCTTATAAAAATATTAGTATCATCAACGTATATATTATATCTTTCTCGTACTCCAGCAAATTCCTCCTTAATTATTTCATTGGACGGATATCTATTCAATAGACAAAAATCAATACCCTTGACATACTTCTCGCACAATTGATTTTTATCTGGATTCCCCCAGTTATTTGTCCAGTCCTCGCATAGTCCAAGGCTTATAGCCTGTGACTTTAACTTGTCTGATAATTCTCTATCTGTCATGCATACTTTTTCTAGCAAAAATACGACAAAGGTCAATTAAAATCAAACGACATTAGTTAAAAAAAACAAAAGCCGGACAAAAAATGCCCGGCTAATAATATATAACACAACTTATCCGCCAACTGAATTATCCAATTCCAGAACCATCATGGTTTTCAAATATTGTGTATTAACTTCCAACGCTGTAACTGTCACAGAAAATCCAAGATAACCTGCGTTACTAGGCGCACCTGTAAAGCTAACGGCCCATGATGCTTTCGGGAAGAATATCATACGATCACCAGTACCATTGATGATACCGATAGGACGTACAAATTGTTTAAACGCACTTGCTCCAAATGCTTTCAATTTTTGACTAACACCTTTTCCGAAAGCGTCTTGTGTGTCAGTAAGAGAATTCAAATTCAATTCAGGAGTTGTATTACCAGTAGTAAAGAATGCGAATGCAGCCTTAGAGGTAGACATACCTGTAAACGTGAATGCCATAGTACCAGGTGTGATGTTCTGGAACACAGTAGCACCCTGTTCATTCTTGGTTTCAGAAGTGTCAGCGTCCGTTCCTGCGGATTCTGTAGTACCAGACTCAATATTAGGCAGGATTTTTGGATTCAAAAATGATGAATATTGAGTCGAATCGGTAATTTTAATAGGATCAAAAGTCAAAGCAGCCGATTGCCCGTTCAAGTAAGCAGGGCTGGTGTCTAAATTTACTCGTGCCATTCTATTTTCTAAATTTAAAAGGTTATTACTATATGTAGAAAACGTATCTATTGATGTGTTTTCACTCTTTTTTCTTACGGTTCCCATGCGGCTAATCTTTATAAATATCAACGTTTAACAGAACGGATGTATAATAAAATCCGACACCATCAAACATTGGTGGTAAAACATTAAATATTTTAAAATGAAGCTGCACAGCCTTTTGAGGAAATAAGTTCACAATCTTCTCACTTAACGCATCCATAATTGACGGATAAATATTACCCGGTAATGCTCTAACAAACAAAGTAACCGTAGCCATTGTTTCGCCCTTCCCAAAATGTCCATAAGGACCATTTTCAGTGTTGCTTACAATCCTAGTATTATTGTTTACGACAATAAAACTCGTTACCTTATCATCAACATTTGCAGGACGCTGTACTTTATATACATCATCAGCAATATTCTCGTCCAATACAATATTGTACAAGGTTGTATTTATCGTTGAAGGATTAAAGTACCCCATTTACCTCACTTAAAATATTTGTTCAACATATTAGCTGCAATTTTTTTAAAAACTACAGTATATTTACCTCCGTTTAAATCTGTTTTTGTTTTAAGCCAAGAATCTGTAAGAACATTCAATAAATGGTAATTCTCCAAATACTTCCCATAAAACATGACAGCAGCTACAACTAGTTCGTATCTTCCGGACCTATCAGACTTGTAACTATTGAAGAAATCTTTAGCTACTTCACGTCCCCAATACTCAACTCCGTTACGCTTCCTTGGTTCATCCGCAACCTTAACCGCATTTGCCCACACAATCTTCTTTAGGACCCCATCTTTATAAATGCCACAGCCATAACTATCTTCAAGATTGAAAGTCTGATTGGTAAATCCCTCTATGTCTTTTATATCATCCATAACATTTGTCGCGATATCTTCCATGAACTGCATGATAGATTCATCCAAGGCAAGCTGGACATTACTACCAAACTTTTTCAAAACTTCATCATTCTGTTTTGCTGACATTCTTTGTTCTAGTTTTTCTTGTTGTAGGTTTATTCAGTTTATCAATCTGCTTTTTTAGCTTATCCCTATCCTCCTTGGCGTTTTTCAACTCATTCTTTATACTATTCATCTCATTGTAAAGCTCTTGAATCTTCTGATAAGCATTACGAAGAGATTCTTGATAACTTAATATTTCCTCTTGAGCCTTTTTTAATTGAGCACCTTGAAGAGCAAATCCTTTTTCTAGATTATCCAAGGTAGAAGAATCAATTTCAGTTTCTACTTTTTTCTTCTTTTGCTTGAACAAAAGAACAGAGGTTATAAGGGTTATACCATTTGTTCCCAACAAAGCAAGTATTATTTCTGTCCAGTTGATTGTCATAGTCTTTTAGTTTTCTATTTGGTTAAAGTATATTACCGTACCAAATTCCATATTGTTAAATGGAGGTTTCTTTATCTCACGCCAGCTATTGCTGTTGTCCGAAAACGGATGGTTGAAATTCTGCCAATCCAACAGACACCCGGAAGGTATGGTTACATCGTTATCTTCTAGGTAGGCAGCATATTCGGACTTGTCAACATCATTCGTTTCCGAACCAGTATCCTTTTCCTGTATGTTTGCCCTTCCTTCGTATATCATCTCCCAATACGGGGTGGTCTGATATTTATCCGAACTGTTCTTGTTCTGATAAATTCTCACCATATCAGGAAACATATCCTCACCTAAAATACTCTTTCCCATACTACCATCTTAATCTAGTTATTTCAACATCAGTTCCAACATCCAAATTCAAACCCCATTTGGCGTATAAATCCTTTGCGCGTTGCTCCAATCTTTTCTTGTCATTGATAGAAATAGTCTTGCTTGTGTCGGTAATTGACCAGTTCCCGGCTTTCTTCGTCTTTCCCTGTATCGTTGAAGGGGCAGTGCAAACAATGAGCAACAAGTCAGCATAAGCCAAATCCTTCTTCATCTCAGACGTTTCACGGCTGTCATCAGACAAACGAAATCCCCATTTCTGGGCAACACTGATATACGATGTGTTTTTCAACTCATAGTCAATCTGTGCTTTCAGATATTCACGCATAGACATATAGAAATATGCTTCCACCTTCATGTTACCCTTTGCTGTTATCTGAGGGGTAACTTGAATAGTAAACGGATTATCCGAAACTTTCAGTCTATCTTCCGGCTTCAATGTTTCATTGTCGGCAATAAGCCAGTATCCGAACTCTACACTTTCTTCGGGAATAGCTTGGAGCGTGAGAGTATCTCCAATGAAATACTCCCCTGCGCCCTTTGCTGTGCCTTCGCCATTTATATCAATAATGACCTTCATGGTTCAACCTTTTACAATCCCGTATTTGACTGTTCGTCAACCTTCATAATGATAAGGTTGTTCGGATTCTTCATCACAGGACATGCCCACAACTCACCTGAACTCTTCTCCGCATACGGTTCGGAAGAATACTGATGCAAGAACGCGATACGTCCGCCTTCCAAAGAAGAAATACGTACAGCCGGGTTGGTATCCTGCAAATACATTGACGGTGAGTTCTTGATACGGAAGAACTGACCGCTCTGAACAAGAACAACGGTGTTCTTTTCAAAAGACGGTTTGGCTTCCTCAATCACACCAAGTTTGTTCCATTTTGATTTTTCATCAACAGGAATAATCACAGGAATAGAGAACACCTTCATCAGCACATCAACAATCTCCTGATTGTTCATAGGATAGATTGTAGTAGATGCTGCGGCAGGAACAAGACGAGCCTGTACTGCTGCTGTCACTTTCGGGTGCATCAGGAAGTTGTCATACAAATCCTTGGACATTTCAAAGTGGTCGTATGGTACACCGTCATTGTCGGCAATCTTACACATTCTTTGAAGGTCTTTAATAGGATCTGCATTCTCGTTCGGTGTCCAGTCTGTATCGCTAAACCATTTCTGCTTCAACGCTTTCAACTTGTGTTTTGCAGGAACACGATAGTCAATCTGAACAGGGATTGAGTTGGTACCACTAGCTGTATAGTTAAGCATACCTGTAGAAAGAGCCTGATAAGTCATGCAGTTCAACTCGGTATGGAAACCTTGGATACACGCTTCCATCTTTGTGTACCATTTCTCACGGATCTTGTCAAGCAATGCGCCTTGCGGAATGTCAAGTTCATAGAACTCCTGAATATCGGTTTCCATAAACTGAATGGCGTGACCCATCTTCGGAATACGGCCAGAATACCATTCAAATCCCGTAGTATCCATGATAGGCTTTTCAGCCAAAGGAGCCAGCATTACAGGACGGGTAGCCTGTGTGTATTCGTCAACCATCACGTTCCATGATTTGCTCATCTGAGGAACATCCCAATCTCCGTAGCTTCTCCAGTTTTCGTTATCAAATTTCTGATTGGCATAATCCATAAGTTCCTGCATCTCCCCGGAGAAATGCCAATCATAGAAACTAAATGTCGATCTTTGCATAAAACAAAAAATTTAATTAGTTATACAATGTGTAACGGAAAACGCAAGGATATGATTCATCATCCTTCATCGCCTTTTTGATTGCCGAAGCTACGGGCGGAATGCGTTTTTCCAAAATCTCACTTGTCACCATCCATGCACCGTTGAAAGGATAGAGAGTGGCACCGGGAATGGTGTCAACATCATAAGGCAGGATAGCATTAGGAATAACCTTGAATTTTGCGCTAGCACCAACCTGTGTAACTTCAACCAAAATATCGGTCAATTCCAATTTACCTGCATCCCCAGACAATGTAAGGATGTCATATTCGTCATGAGACGAATCAATAGCGTTAATGGTAAAACCAGTTGTAGTACCTGCGGCAGTAGTAGGTGCTTTACCGACAACCATGCCAACCTTGGCAACTGTATTACCCATGATTTTTTCAACTTTTACCGTAGCACCAGAATCCGATTTCTCATACATTCTGAATGAATAGTGAATGTCACCGCCATTCTGCTTTGAGGAATCACATTTAATCATAGTGCCAGCCGGAAGTTTGTTCCCAACTGTAGGCATACGTTCTACTGGAACGTTACATCCTACCAACAGTACGTGCAAAGACGTATCATTAGAAAAGATATGTCTTGCGCCACCAATCTTACTATAACTTGTTGCAAGAACTCCTGCTTTCATAATTAAAAAAACTATTTGTTAATTTTACTGTAATATCGGCTGACAATGTTGTTTTCCTTGTTAGCCTTATCTTCTTCTCTCTTTCTATCTATGAATGACTTTACATCGCTAGAACCACCCTTGTCAGAGATGAAAGGATTAATGCCATCCTTTGTGTATTTCGTACACGTTTCATTGTACTTTCCCTGTATTTTCAGAAGAATGCTTGTATCTTCCTCTTCGGGTGAAATCTGAATGTTCTCAAAAATGATGTTGCGCAACAACTCGTTAGGCATACCTGCTTCCGGGCGTTTAATCAAATCAGACAGCTTCTTGCGCTTTTCAGTTACAATCTGCTTCTGCTTTTCCTCCTGCTCTTTAGCTTCAAACTCTTTCTTGAACTTTTCAAACTCTTCAAGTTTAGCCTTAACATCATCGGGCAACTCAAACGGTTTCGGTTCGGGTGCTGGTGTCGGTGTAGGTTGTGGTTGCGGTGCTGGTGTCGGTTGTGGTGCAGGATGTGATTTTTCCCATTCCTTTTTCAAGTTGGATATCTCCTGTTCCTTGATTGTATCCCACTCTTTGCGCTTATCAGACGCAAACGCTCTTACCTGACCTGCCACAGTGTTCTTTAAATGATTCACAACACTTTCATTCCAGAACTTTTCCGCATTTTCCTGCGGTGCGAACGCTGAGAACTCATTAATTGTCTGTTCGATTGTACGATCTGTAATAACGGAGCTACTTTCTCCCAACGCATTCTTGATACCTTCAAAAATGACTTTTACATTTTCATCCATATACTATTTATTTTTTTTATGTGATTCATGCACAAGACCTTTGCGCACAGTAAGTACCTCTTACCGATGCAAATGTAGTTAAAAAATGTGTATAAGCAAAAAAATATTTAAAAAAATATTATATTTGCGAATCATTATAATACAATGGAAGAAATTGACTTAAAATACCGAGGATTAAAGACTAAGGATGTTGTCAAATCGTTAAAACGATATGGCAAAAGGGGAATTATACCATATAAAAGCCTTGATTTCGTCCAAAAATATATAGAGGACAGAAGAAGCAAGGGGTACAAGGTAAATTTGCTTGCCCCACAGAAAGGTTCGCAGGAAGCATTTTTAAGGAACAAGGCAGGAATAAAAATACTGCACGGGAATCGTGGGGGAGGAAAATCCGTATGCCTTGGAATGGATATACTGAGTTCATGCAACCATCCGTCATTTTCCGCACTTGTTTTCCGTAAGGACAAGACATCCGCAGAAAAAGCGGACGGTATTCTTAAAGTGGTTTCAAAGATGGTTGAACCTTATGGTGAGTATATTGATTCAAAACGCCTTTCAAGACTTGACGCAGGAGGTGAAATACGGTACGATTATTTCGGTGATGCCTGCCTGTCGGGAGAAAAAGGCGTAAGCGAATTTAAGGACAGACAACAGGGTGGTAACGTTGTCAAGGTGGCGATAGACGAGTGCTCACAGGCAACAGAACCTATCATAAACTACCTTCAAACGGTATTGCGTTCATCATCAGGACTAAGAACAAGTCTTATAGGCGCGTGCAACCCAAATCCGTACAGCGATTTCTGGAGAGCACTGGTATCATGGTGGGTAGACGATGATGGAATAGCAATTCCTGAAAGATCGGGGAAAGTAAGATATTTCTTTCAATATGGAGATACTATACATGAAACAGCATGGGGTGACAGCCCACAAGAAGTATTTGCTCAGGCAAAAGATTATATCATCGCAAGATTCGGTAAAAATACCAAAATTGACGAAACAAACTGTAAAAGATACATCAAGAGCATAACCTTTATAGCTTCCGGGCTGGAAGATAACAAGATACTTATGGCTTCCAATCCAGACTATCAGAAAAACCTTGGAGGAACAGCACAGGAAGTATCCATAAACGCATTAGGTTCATGGAAGCTGATAAAAGGGGGAAACGAGTGGATAACCCGTGACGAAATGGAGGAAATGTTCTCATCTCAGCCTGTGTTTGACGATTATTTTGAATGTGCTACACTGGATATAGCATACGGTCTTGGTGACGTTTGTGTAATGGGGCACTTCATAGGACATCACTTACAAGACCTAGAATGGTCAAACACATTAAAGCCTAGGGATTTGAACCGATGGGTAAGAAACAATCTACGGAAATGGGGAATCGGTGAAAACAGACTGGCATTTGACGGTCTTGGAGCACCTACATTCCGTGACGCATTTCCCGAAAGCCTTGCAATACTTAGAGGCGTTCCAAAAAGACTAGACAAAAGCAAGGATGATCAACCTGTAAGATTCTATTTCGATCTAAGGGCACAGCTTGCCGATGAAATGGTAACACGTATAAAAGGAACAAACCTAGGATATTGCGGATTCAGTATAAACCCGGAACTTCTTGACAAACCGTATGTGAACAAAACAATACGGGAAGCACTGATGGACCAGAGAAGAGCAATAAGACGTGACGTGGAAAGGGAAAACGGGAAACTAAGACTGCTGAAAAAACAGGAAGCAAAAAAGATTGTAGGATGCTCTCCCGACTTGATAGAAGGAACATTTTTATACAGGACATATTTTGATATATGTGATGTAATGATTGACATACCTAACGATATAATGGATGAATTAAAATATTTATAATTACCTATGGAAATTTTAAAATTAGACGTTTTATTACGAAAAGAACCGTTCAAAGTGGCACTTCCGTCAAGATGTGACGATGGAAGAGGTGGAGGAACAAAGAAAAAACCAAGACGCTCCACTTTGATATACAAATATATGTCACAAGATGATTTTCTAGCACAATGGGATACATCAGGACATTATATACACAACAGACCCGACTGGAAAGACAGTATCCCGTCAGACGAGGATGCCACATCATCGGATGATGAAAGTGCGAATGTAGGTGCTCAGAAAAGAAAAAAGAAATTGGCATCAACTCCCTACGTACTGCAAAGACGAGCATTTCCTCTTCAAAGGATGATACATAAGAAAAGGGTATCACACCTGTGTACCAATCCTCTTAAATTTCAGATAAAGAAAAGCGCATCAAACCAGCAGAACAGGGATAAGCTGACGACATACAAGGAATACTGGACTGATTCTCTTATGGAAACAGCCAAGTTTGAACTTATTAGCGAAGCCGGAAAGGTAGGAGATGCTGCCATATATATATATAAGGATAAGGACGAGATAAAATACAGGTCTTTCAGCTACTCAAAAGGAGATATACTGTATGAACATAAAAACAGAAGAGGGGAAAGAATAGCTTTCGCAAGGGAATATACAACCACATATATTTCGGCTGATGGAGAAGAACATACAGACACACTTGTCGATGTATGGACTAAAGATGAGTTTTATACACTGGATTCCAACGGAGATATAGCAACGGATATTGACGAGAACGGGAATATCATACAACTGCATCAATTCCATAACCTGGGATTTATACCTGTAGTATATCTACGTCTTGAACTTCCATTTTGGGGGGCAGTACAGGACTTGATAGACGATTTCGAGTTCCTAATGTCAATGATAGGAGAATACAACACACGACAGGCATTCCAAATGCTACTTATCAAGACAAACGGAAGAATAAACATTCAAAGAAACGGATTGGGAGGAACTTCCATTTTACGTGTAGGAGCAGAAGATGATGCACAGTTCATGGGTAAAATGGACGCTTCAAATTCACTATTCACCGAAATAGACAACATATACAACGGAATACTTGACGGAAGCGGTGTCGTTCCGCCAATGCAATCATCGTCAGGTGACAGACCTACTGGAACAACGGCAATGTATTATGAGCCGGAAATGGAATGGGCGAGAAGTGATGCACAAATGATGAATACAGCCATAAATGACATGGCCAATATATTCAAATACTATGTAGGAGTAATGGAAGGTGACGCAACAGGTTATAACGCTCTAAGAATAAACGCTACCATAGAGCCATACTCATACATAGACTTCTCTGAATGGAACAATACACTCGT